ACCACCGCGCCCGACGGCAAGATCTACCAACTGCCCGACCAGCAGTTCGCCAACCTCTACTGGTTCCGCGCCGACTGGTTCGAGCGCCCCGAGCTGAAAGCGAAGTTCAAGGAGAAATACGGCTACGAGCTGGGCGTGCCGGTGAACTGGTCAGCCTATGAAGACATCGCCAAGTTCTTCAGCGAAGACGTCAAGACCATCGACGGCAAGCGCATCTACGGCCATATGGACTATGGCAAGAAGGACCCGTCCCTGGGCTGGCGCTTCACCGACGCCTGGTTCTCCATGGCCGGCGGCGGCGACAAGGGCCTGCCCAACGGCCTGCCGGTGGACGAGTGGGGCATTCGCGTGCAGGACTGCCACCCAGTGGGCTCCAGCGTGACCCGCGGCGGCGACACCAACGGCCCGGCCGCGGTGTTCGCGACGCAGAAATATGTCGATTGGATGCGCGCCTACGCGCCGCCGGAAGCCCAGGGCATGACCTTCTCCGAGTCCGGCCCCGTACCGGCCCAGGGCAATATCGCCCAGCAGATCTTCTGGTACACCGCGTTCACCGCCGACATGACCAAGCCCGGCCTGCCGGTGATGAACGCCGACGGCACGCCGAAGTGGCGCATGGCACCGTCGCCGAAGGGGCCATATTGGGAGGAGGGGATGAAGCTGGGGTATCAGGACACCGGTTCCTGGACCTTCCTGTATTCCACCCCGGAGAAACAGCGGCTGGCGGCCTGGCTGTACGCGCAGTTCGTGACCTCCAAGACCGTCTCGCTGAAGAAGACCATCGTTGGCCTGACGCCGATTCGCGAGTCGGACATCAATTCCCAGGCCATGACCGACCTGGCGCCCAAACTCGGCGGGCTGGTGGAGTTCTATCGCAGCCCTGCGCGGGTGCAGTGGACGCCCACGGGCACCAACGTGCCGGACTATCCGCGCTTGGCGCAGCTGTGGTGGACCCATATCGCCGAAGCGGCCAGCGGCGAGAAAACCCCGCAACAGGCGCTGGATGGCCTGGCCAAGGACCAGGACGCGATCATGACGCGCATGGAGCGTTCGAACGTGCAGCCTAAATGCGGGCCGAAGATGAATCCCGAGCGGGATGCGCAATACTGGTTCGATCAGCCGGGTGCGCCGAAGCCGAAGCTGGCGAACGAGAAGCCGCAGGGGCAGACGGTGAGCTATACGGAGTTGCTGAAGTCTTGGGAGGATGCGCGCAAGTGATGCGCGGGTATTGATGCGCCGCTGCTTCGGTGGCGCTTTTGCAGACGCCAAGCTCGCAGGCTGCGCCAGCTCCTACACCGACCGAGTTCACAGCGCGATGCTGTTGTTGTGAACACGGCCAAACCGCCCGAGTTCACAGCGCGATGCTGTTGTTGTGAACACGGTCGGGGTAGGAGCGGCCTTGGCTGCGAGCTTTTGACGTTACGCGCTTGGAATGCGATCAGTACAAGGAGTTGGCTAAGCCCCATTTCTGGTCGAAATACCATCACCGTATTGGAATACCATCGCTGTATTGGAATACATCACTGTAGGAGCTGGCGCCAGCCTGCGAGCTTTTGACGTTATTCGCCGTGCAGCGTCTCTGCCGCGTACAGGGTATTTTCCAGCAAGCACGCGCGAGTCATCGGCCCTACACCACCCGGCACCGGCGTAATCCAGCCAGCCCGCGGCAATGCAGTTTCATACACCACATCACCCACCAGCTTGCCATCGTCCTGACGGTTGATACCAACGTCGATAACGATCGCACCTTCTTTGATCCACTCGCCTTTCACCAACCCTGGCTTGCCCGCCGCCACTACCACCAGATCAGCACGGCCCACGTGGCCCGCCAAATCCTGGGTAAAGCGGTGGGTCACGGTCACGGTGCAACCGGCCAGCAGCAGTTCCATGGCCATCGGCCGGCCGACGATATTCGACGCGCCCACCACCACGGCATTCATGCCGTACAGATCCTGCCCGGTGCTTTCCAGCAGGGTCATGATGCCTTTCGGCGTGCACGGGCGCAGCAGCGGGATACGCTGGGCCAGGCGGCCGACGTTATAAGGGTGGAAACCATCGACGTCCTTGTCCGGGCGGATGCGCTCCAGCAACTGCGAGGCATCGAGATGCGCGGGCAGGGGCAGTTGCAGCAAAATGCCATCAATCTGGGTGTCGGCATTGAGGCGATCGATCAGGTCGGCCAGTTCCTGCTGGCTGGTCTCGCTCGGCAGGTCGAAGGCCTGGGATATGAAGCCCACTTCCTCGCAGTCCTTGCGCTTGTGCGACACGTAGACCTGGGAGGCCGGGTCGGTGCCGACCAGGATCACCGCGAGGCCCGGCGTGCGCAGCCCTTGCTGGCGGCGCTCGGCGACACGTTGGGCGATCTGCTGGCGCAGGCTGGCGGCGATCGCCTTGCCGTCGATAAGTTGTGCAGTCATGACGCGTGATTAACCATGGAGAGAGTGAAAAAAGTGCGCTTATTCTCGCATGCCATGGACGCAGGGCAAAGGCGCTTGGTCTGCATATTCCGCTAACCCCTTAAATAAAATGAATTTTTTTCAAAAAAGAGTTGACGACCTTTGGGCTCACCTATAACATTCGTCGCACTTGTCGGGCAGGGCCTAGCACTGGTTAAACAGGTCGACGGGGTTGAGGCTTCAACAGCTCGATCAGGTTTGCTAAAGCTCTTGATTTTCGCTTCTCCGGAAGGTGAATCAAATAAGCGCCCGTAGCTCAGCTGGATAGAGCATCCGCCTTCTAAGCGGATGGTCGCAGGTTCGAGTCCTGCCGGGTGCGCCATTTAGGCAGCTTAGGCACAAGTAAATGCAATATGGTGGGCGTAGCTCAGTTGGTAGAGCACAGGATTGTGACTCCTGTTGTCGTGGGTTCGATCCCCATCGTCCACCCCATATTCGAAAAGAAGGCGCCTGATTTTACGATCCGGCGCCTTTGTTTTAAAAGCTTCAAGCGGATGTGGTGGAATTGGTAGACACACTGGATTTAGGTTCCAGCGCCGAAAGGTGTGAGAGTTCGAGTCTCTCCGTCCGCACCAACTTATAAATCAAGGGGTTACGAGCTTTAGAGCCGGTCCTTCTTGACGCACTGGATTAGCCGCGTGAACTGAACGTGAACAACCCGGTTCACGCGCTCCGTCCAGCACCCTCACTGCATCCCTCACTCTCGCTGGCGCCAGATGCGCATAGCGCTCGGTCATCATGACCGTCGAGTGCCCAAGCAAATCCCTGACTTCCGCCAGCGCAACGCCGGCACTGATCAGATGCGCCGCACAGGTGTGTCGAAGATCGTGAATCTTGAAGTCCTTGATCCCCACTGTTGCACACGCCTTTGCAAATCCAGTCCGAATGCTGATCACCCGTTCACCGCTCGAACGCATGAACACCCATGGCGACGACGGCGCCACTTCGGCGCGATACGCCATCATGGCCTTGATCGCCGCCGTGGCCCCTTCATTTAAAGGGATGCTCCGCCGCTTGCCGGCCTTGGTGTGCTCGCCTTCCAGGTAGATCAGGCCGTTGACCAGGTCAACCCGCCGCCACTCCAGGCCCAGCATCTCTTCCTTGCGGCACCCGGTGTTCACCGCCAGCCGAATGAAGCTCTCCAGGATCAGGCCCGACTTCTGCCCCCTGGCCGCCCGGCACAGCGCCTCGACCTCTGCCCGGGTCAACCACCGCACCCGGCCTTCCGGCTCGCGCATCGTCCGGCCTTTCACGGGGTTGGGCAGTGCCCACTCGAACTCGACGTTGCACCAGTTGATCGCCGCGGACAGCGCCGCCAGCTCCCGGTTGATCGTCGCCGCCGAAGCGCCTGCTTCCATTCGTCCGGTCGTGTATGCTCGAATCTGCTGACCGGATAGGTCGTTCATCACCACGCCTGTAAAATGGGCGCGCAATGCTTTTACCCTGTGGGTTGTAGTTTCGTAGCTGCGCTGGTGCTGGCTGGCGTTACGCAGATACGGAAGCATCACCTCATTGAAGGACCGGGGCGGATTAACGCCCCATTCCTTTTCCTTCCAGGCATCCGCCCGGGCCTGCTGCTCTACTGCTTTCGCCGCCGCGTAGTCGGCAGTGCCAGAAGAGCGTCGAACTCTTTTTCCATCTGACTGCGTGACAAAGATCCACCAAAATGGGGAATCGGCTCTTTTATAGGGCATTCAGTTTCCTCCTGAACGCCGCCCGCGCTGCAGATACTAGCAGCGGCCTCGGCGTCGATCATCTGTTGCAGTTGTTCGGCGTGCACCTTGATACCGCGCTTCAGCCAGCGGACGGTGGGTATCAGGCGCTCGTTAGCCATGCGGTAGGCGGTGGCCCGGCTCACGCCGAGGACGCTGGCCGCTTGCGAAACGGATATCAGGGACATGGGGTATCCAGGCCGCCCAGTGGCGGCAGAAGGGGTTATTCGGTGGCTTTGGCCGCGCGGTTCCAAGAGGCCAGGTATTCAACGGCCTTGTGGTGGCTCCAGGCGTGCACATAGGTGTCGCTCTTGGTTGTGTCATCTGCGGTCAGCTCCAGGCGCACCGCGGTATCGGCCCAATCTATGGAGATGACCCGCTTGCGCCAGCCGATGCGGATTAGGCCGTGCTCGGTCTTCATCAGCCACCACGGTGACTGCTCGCGAGCCTCGACGTAGGCCTTAGGCCAGTAGCCGTTTTCGATCTGGAACGCGGCGGACACGTCGATGCCCGCCAGCAGGAAGATGGCGCGTGCTTGCGCTTCGGTCATGGCAATTCTCCGCCCGCCGAGAACCGGCAGGCATTCAAAGGTGGGTGATTCATATATGGGGCATACGGCCGGTTTATGACTCGTATGCGATGCATATCCGCGGATTGGCGCGGGATGCATTGGATGCGATGCGTTACCGCTTCATGAAGGTGATCCAGTGCGTTTTTTCACGCTTTCCGGACTTGTGGCCAAACAGGGGCTTTTGATCGGTGAGGGCCAGTAACTCGCTGACCAGCACCTGGGCTTCGGCCCATTTGAAGATCAGCACGCCCTCGGGCTCCAGCACCCGGAAGCACTCCGCAAAGCCCTTCTTGATGTCGTCCCTCCAGTCGCTGGTCAGCACGCCATACTTGGCGCGCATCCAGCTATCGACGCCGGCGCGGGTCAGGTGGGGCGGGTCGAACACGACCAGCTTGAACGTGGCGTCTTCGAAGGGCAGCGACCGGAAGTCCATGATCACGTCCGGCTCGACCTTCAGCACCCGGCCATCGCAGAGCAGATGCTCTTCGTCACGGATGTCGCCGAACAGGGCGCGTTGGTCCTGCTTGTCAAACCACATCATGCGGCTGGCGCTGCACGGGTCGAGCACTTTCACTGCTGTCATGCCGCCTCCTGCCCGCGCTGCCAAGCGACGGCCATGACCCCGAAATCCGCAGGGTGAATGTCAAAAGTGCCTGCGCGCCAGGTGTAGCTGCATGGCGCCACCCGGTCGCAGTCGGTCAGCACGCTGCCATCGGCAAGACGGATGTCGATCACGTGCGCGCCAGGGTCTTCGCCGGGCTCGGCCTCTTCCCAGTTGCCGCGCATGCGCCTCACAGCCTCCACCACGTCGCCAATTTCAAAGCTGCGGCTCATTCCGACGGCACTGGCCACTTGGTAAATGCCTGTCTCCCAGCGATCCTTGCGCACAAGCGCACCGTCTTCGCGGAATTCGTAGTCCTCGACCTTAGCGTCGCGGAGCTCTGGCCGGCGGAAGTCCCGTTCGGTGACCTCTCTTTTCATGCAGCCTCCCGCTCCGCGAGCACAGCGTCGATGAATTCCAGTGGCAGGGCAGCTCGGTAACCGCCCTCGGACCATGACAGCGGGCCGGCCTTGCGGATCATCTCGTTCAACAGGTCGAAAGCAGCCTGGAGCTGGTCGTCGTTGATCTCGCCGTCTTCTGGCAGGTCATCACAGAAAACATCGCTTGGATCAAGCTCGCGTGGATAGTTCGGCTCGCAGATGCAGAGCTTCACGTCGGCCAGGTCGATATCAGGATCCAGCAAGTAATCGCGGAGGCTTTCTTCATCGAAGAAATAAGTGTCAACGTCGAATAGCACCAACGGCTCACCAGCCCAGGCCTTTTGCGGCATGCTGGCGTACTTTGCCGCGCGGCTTTCGTCCCTACAGACATCGCACCACGCGTTGGTTCGATGCACCGGGTGTTCGGGATTGTTCTTGCAGACGGTGTGCGTTGAGCCGCAATAGCGGGCCATGTGTTCGTCGGAGGCCCAGAAGCGGCCACCGCGATCAACCCAGCCTGTGACGGTTTGCTGGGTGGCGGCTTCGTCCGAATCGTACATCACAACTTTTTCTTGGCGCATGACTTCACCTCACCGCCAAAGCGGCAGACAAATTAGAAGGGGGTGTAGATCTGGAGTTATCGGGCGACGACTGCAGATTGGCGAATGGCGTAACCCAGAAGCGGGCCGGCGATGCAGGTAGCGGCGAACCAGGCGCCGAGGTAGGGGAGAAGGGTCATCAGCCAGCCCTCATTGGGCCGTATTCCCATGGCTTGGCACGGGTCGACACCAGTGCTGAGATATTGGCTTCGCGAACCCTGTCCCGCCAGTTGCACCATGCGACATTGGGGGTAACGCCGATGGCCGCGTGACCCATTCCGGTGCATCTCCACAAGGACCCTACCTTCCTGATGTGTGGCTTGCTCATGAATTCAGCTCCTTGACTCGGTCGAGGCAGGCGTTCCAAATCCCCGCTGCGTCAGCCGGGAAAGGCTGCTCGTAAGCGTTCCAGTAGTCGGCGGCAATCTTGCGCTCAGGCAGCACCAACCCCTTCACCTCAGGCGGATGCACCGGGCACGGCCAGCGCAGTGATCCGTCGCCAGAGGGGCAGGTGCAGACTTTGGGTGCCAACGACGCCGGGAATACCTGGCGGCTAAATAGTTCACGACATTCCCAATCAACATGGCCGCCAGCAGATGCCGAGAGCGCTGCAGAAGCAGAGGCCTCTTGAAACCGATCCTTGCTGACCTCGCGCCACCCCATTCGGGTGCCATCACTGCAAATTGCTTGCACTTGCCACGCCACCGGCTCAGCCCCCTCATTGGTAATTGCGCCATCCGAGGGCTGGGCGAGAATATCTAGCACTTGTGTACTCCAGTGCGCTTCTCCAGCAACCCTTTCCTCTTGGCAGCTATCTTCGTGCTCGTGCGCTTCCTGACGGCCGTAAGGCATCCAGTTACCGCACCCTATGCAGCAACTGCATTTATCCAGCCTTGGTTTTAGCCTTTCGCCGCTCAGCGCCTGCTCAAGAAGCTCGCGCGGCACCAGCACTTTGTCGTCACTCATGATCCTTGCCCTCTGTGCTGGTGGTGTTGAGGAGGGCGTGCAATTCTCCAACCAAACTTTCATCCCCCATCAGGTCGATGATTATTTTTGACTTTTGCAGCAACCCCATAGCCATGTCGAGCTTGGCAGCAGTCGCCAGCATTTCATCGAACGCAAGGCAGTGAAGTTGACGAATCGCCGAATTCTCTTCCCGCAACTCCCCCACTTGCCGCTCAGCTTCCATCAATCTAGTCGCCGAAAGCTCATGGGCTCCCTTCCAGTATTCCCCGCGCTTCTCAGCAGCAAGCCGAAGGGCGTGCTCGGCGTCGAAGTCGGACGCACGAACAGCCAATATCAAGCGCTGAACATCCTCTGGCGACCATGCCTGGAACTTCTGAACTTCACTCATTTCCGCTCACCTCTCGCCAACGCCAGCCGCTCTACAGGGCTGAGCTGTCCGTAACCATTGATGCGATTCAGTAGGCCGGCTGCTTCCAGCTCGGCTATGCGCTTGAGTTGTTGCTGTGGGGTGGGCATGGATATCTCCAGACAGCCGCCCGCCTGCCGAGGCGTTCAGCTGGTTTGTTGGTCAGTTGTCGGGATTCCGGAACTGCTATTTGGTCCGGCCGGTCAGTTATGCGAGAAACGGAAGAGGGCTTTGGAGCATGTACACTTCTGAGCGTGCTTTGGAATTACATTGGGCGTCCAAGGAGTTTCATGACGCTATCCAAGAAGTTGGAGACTTGGTCAGGTCAGGCGATATTAGAGGCCGGAAATGGGAGGCAGCGAAGAGCCGCCAAGCTGCTGCGGAAAAAGCGTGGCGGTCAGCGATTGGGCCTAATGAGCGCTCTCATCACTGATCATGGCCTCAGCGCATCCGCCTGAGCCTCCCGAGGCGTTCAGCGTTATAGGTGAAGGTTGGGGAGGGTTAGGCGGCTGTGGCGTTGTCGGCTGGCTTCGGGGTGTAGGTCAGCGTGCCGTCGAGGATTGCGGCCTTGATTGCCTCGTACTCCCAGCAATAAATCTGCGCCTCGACGTAGATGCGTAGCGCTGGATAATCGTGACCCTTACGGTCAATGAAGGCCTGCGCGGCGTCGTGGGTGAAATGGCTGTTCACGATCTCCCAGCGCCGGGCATACCCGAGGACGCTCACGTCCTCCACTGACTCCATAACCTGCCACTGATCCCATTCGCTCATTTCCAGCAGCGGGATATCAGTGATGTAGGCTTCGTTGAATTCGGCGCGCTCGTCTTCGTCCAGGCAGTCCCAATATTCTCGCGGGCTGGCCCATTCGCAGTCTTCTTGGCAGATAACTTTGCCATCGGCGTAGTCAAGATCGAGGCCATAGGTCGTGCGGTGCTGCTGCACGGTGAATAGCGCAGCAGCGGTGCAATGATCATTCACGCGCGGGCCGTTACAGTCATACCGTAGCCGAGCAACGAAGTCGGTCCAGGTGGCGTGGTCCAGCTTGGCACCGGTTGCCAGGCTTGGCGCTGGCTTCGTTTCGATATCGATGCTCATGGCAATCTCCATTGCTACGCCGCTCCCCGATATCTCGGTGAGTGGCAAATTGGGTGGGGTGGGCTATAACTGGTGTCCGGCATGAGGCCGGGTTAAGGAGTTCAGATGGCTATTGATTACAGCGACGGTAAATACGTTCTCTACGGACAGCGGCCTGAAAAGCCTCGTGTCGGTTGGGCGGATAACGGTTTCGTCTATTCGGATACCGGCACCTGGGAGTTTCGTCTCGACGGCGTGGAAATCTATAGCGCTGTCGGTAGCGAGCTCATTGGGTGGGTCGAGGCAGGGGTCGCATCGACGAAAACAGGAAAATTCCTCTTCATCATCGAGTCAGATGCCTGATTGCCGTGGCGAGACGATCTCATCGCCGCCATCCTGCTGAATCATCAGCATGCTCTTCCGCTCAAAAGCCAGCGCCACAGAACGCGAAGGTACGTATCTGTGGCGCGGCACTTCAAGCAGAGCCAGAGCCTTTTCAGGCCCCAGCCCATGCAGATGATGAATCATCAACGTCAGCGCCTCGCCCTGTTCCTCGATCTCTGCCCACTGCATCAGCTCGGCCAGCGCCTGCTTGGTGCCAGGCCTGACCTTGAGGCGTAGGTCTTCTTCCTGGAGCCTGGCCGCTTTGTCACGACGGCGTTCGTCTCGCTGCTTCGGGGATAGGGCCATTTATCCGCTCCACCTGGTCCGAAACTGAACAATGTCGCGCACCGTGGATTTGCCGCACGCGAACACTACGGCCAAAACACCGTAGCTGTAGCCGCCTGTGGCATATAGGGCGCGTATTTCGACGATCTGCTCAGTCGACAGCTTTGCATTCTGATGGCAGGCGCCTACGCGGTGCCGGGTGTGGTTCCGTGATATCGGGCTGGGTAGCTGCATGACTGATACCGCTCGGGGGTAGATGGAATTGCTCTTGCCTGCGCTGCCAAGTCGGGCGGCGGGGTGGTCGCTTCAAAACTTGCTCCCACCGAACGCCAGCTCGATCTGGAACTTCGCGGCGATCTGTTCGACCTGCGGGGTTGTCAGCTTCTCGCCATCGGTCCGCAGCTTGTTGCGCACCTCAACCGCGGTGCGCCGGACGTCGCCGCGAGCAGTCTTGACCAGCGCGTAGCCCCGAATTAGGCCCGCCAACTGCCGTTCTTTCTCTGTGAAGCTGCGGCGCGCGCCGTTGCGCTGGGTGATGGCGCCATTCCAGGTGGCGGGCTTGTGCGGGGCTGTCTCGCACAGGCCGCATTCCTGTACCTGGCCGCCAGACATGAAGAAGGCCGCTTTTGCGGCCTCCAGTTCTGCTTGGCGCTGGGCGCCTGCGTGGATTTGTGGGTCGATCATGGGCTCACCATCAGCGCTCAAGCGCTTTCCGCACGAAGGGATCGAGGTCGGGCTGTCGGATAAGCCAGGCACGGTAATCACCGGGCAGATCAGCGAAGGCCATGCCCTTGTGCTTGCCGAAACCGATGATGGTCGGGATTCGCGCGTCTTCGGAAATGGCCCAGAGCTCTTCCCAGCTTTCCACCGGCCGGCCGAGATTCGACTCGAGCTGGTTGAGGATCGCCACCAGCAGCCGGCGGCAGTTCTTCACATCATCCAGCGCGGCGTGGGCATTGCGCAGCAGATGAGTCGCTTCGCTGCGGTAGTGCAAGTAGATCATCGCCGACTGGCTGTGCGAGTCAGCGAGCGGCCAGAGCTTGCGGCTCAGCGCCTGGGTGCAGATGCGTTTGACATCCGGCCGGCCGATGACGCCCCAGTCGTAGTCGACGTTGTGGCCGATCAGATAGCCAATATCGTTGGGCAGCGCGAAAGAGTCGTGCGGCGGGCAGCTCACCAATTCCTCATCAAGGATGTGGCTGGTTGCCAGAGCGCCAAGCTCGATAGGCTTGGCGGGCTTGTAGCGCTGCAGAAAGGTGCCGGTGACCACCGGGTCGGCAACGCCTTCCAGTTGGAGCCAGGCAGCCTCGACCAGTTGCGGCTGGATGAGGCCTGTAGTTTCACTGTCAAAAATGTAAGCGGTCATCGGTTAAGGCCTCAGAATGGAATTTCGTCTGTGAAGTCCGGCGCGTCGTCGCGCGGGCCTTCTTGATAGCTGTTCGATTGGCCCGCTGATCCGGACGAGTCACGCGGCCGGCGGTCGACTACCGGCTTTTTCGCGATCTGCTGAACCATCTTCTCCAGCTTGGCCGGCGCGGTGCAGCGCGGGTCGAGGATCTCGGATGCGGTCTTTTCTGACTCCGCGCTGAATGGCGCGAAAATCGTGGGCCGAGGGTTGCCGGTAATGCTGCTCTTCTCGATTTCCATCTGCAGCAGCAGGCCTACTGGCTTGCCCACCAGTTCGGCGAAACCTGGAACGGTCACCTTGACCCGCTGGCCTGCGTCCTTGTCCCACTTCTCGACCTCCATCGGCTTCGGGTCGCCGACTGTGCGCAGCTGCATGCAGGCCATGATGGCGTTCAGCGTGGCAAAGCCGCCTTCGTTGCGCTTGCCCTGCTGGAAGGTCAGGTTGATGTAGAACTGCGCCTCAGCACTGTCGCGCGTCTTGTACGTGAAGCCGATACCGGTTGAGCCGGTTTCCGACTTCTCCATGTATTCGGCACGGGTGAAACTGCCCAGGTACTTGCCGGCTTCGTCGATGAAGGCTGATTTGTTGTCGGCCGAGCGCGCGGCGTTCGCGTCGAGGTTGAACATTGGTGGTGCTCCTTATGCGGCCTGGGCCGGAGTGATTTCGTAATAGGTACAGATCGCGGCGTCGACGGCGGCCAGGTCGTTGTCGATCATGTCGTCTTCGAACATGCCCATCGGCGCCTTGGTGGTGTCTGAGCCGCTGTTGCGAGTGGAGAAGTAGTGATGGCCGTCCTGCACGATGGCGCGCAGGCAGATGGTCACCAGGCCTTCTAGGGTGATTTTGTCGTCGAGCATCTTGCCGACGGTCTTCATCTTGATCTGGCCAGTTTCGCTTTCCTCGGTGTGGCTGAGGATGTAGACGCGGACGTCGTCCGGCAGCTTAAGCAGCGCATCGAACACGTCCCAGGTGTGCCGTCCGATGTCGTTGAACTTGTCGTAGCCCTTTTCCTGGCTGCGGCGCATGAACTCGTTGGCCAGCACGTACTGGTAGTCGTCGATGACGATCACCTTGCGCGCGGTTCGCTTGCAGGCGCCGATGATCTTGGCGTGGTCATCGGTGATGTAGGGCTTCCACGCTGCCGAGGCGCGAAACGGGAGCGGCTTGCCAATCACCTGGATCAGTGCCACCTCGGCGGGGTTCATGTTGCGCAGGGCGGTGCTTTTGCCGCTCCCGGACTTCCCCAGGATCAGGGTTACAGTTGCCATGGCGGCTCCTCAGAAAGGTTGGTTGTCCCATTCCCGCTCGATCTTGCGGGCTTCGTCTTCGTACTCGCGGCGCTGATCACCGGCAAATTTCTCCGGCATGAACGCGCCAACCGATGCCCAGTCAGCGCGGGCCGCCTGGCGTGGTGAAAGGCTCATAAGGGGTATGCTCAGTAAGCGATGGAGATCGCTGGAATCTGGCGGCTGGCAATGAGCGTGATGGCTTGCTTGGCGCAAGCCTCGGTCATGCCGTTGGTCATGAATGCCGCGATGGCGGCGCGGTTTATGGTGCGCCGATGCTCTACGTCAGCCTCGCGCAGCTTTTCCTGCCGAACAATCTCGTCGGCTGCGGCCTGCTGGCGAGCGAGCTCGTCCAGTCGGGCTTGCTCGACCGCTGCAGCTTGGCGCTTCTCAGCCGCGATGCGCTCTTGTTCCGCACGCTGCTCGGCTACCAGGCGATCGGCCTTTTCTTGCGCTGCCGCCCGCTCAGCTTGCTCAGCCTGAAGCTTCAACTGCAGCTCGCGGTTTACCGCTGCCTCGCGCTCGGCCTCCGCACGCTGATCTGCATCGCGCTGGGCTCGCTCGGTTGCTTCCCTGGCGATGGCCGCTTCATGCTCAGCCTTCTCCCGCTCAGCCTTCTCGGCGTTGAACTTGGCGATCTCGGCCAGTTCGGCTTCGTGCTTCTGGCGCGCCGCGAGGGAAGTTCGCAGGCCCGCAAGCGATGCGTCTTTTGCCCGGGCCGCGTCTGCTTCGAACTCTTCCAGGTGGACGCCAATCACGAACGCCTCAGCCTCGTCGATGCGTTGGCTGATCTGCTGCGATTCGAGGTCGCCAAGGCCGTCAGCCAGGCCGGACAGCCAGCTGATGCTGTCCTTGTGGCCGTCTATGCGGGCATCTTCTGCGGCCTGCCATTCGTCCAACGGCTTGCGGACTTCTTTCTGCCACAGCTCCAGAATGTCCCACACCCGCTTGCGCTCGGCGTCGATCTTCTTCGGCAGCTCCTTCTGCTTGGCGGAGAGGGCCTTACCGACCGCCTCCAGCGCGGTCTTGGACTTGGCGATCTGGTGCGCCATCGACGCGTACCGGTCGCGGCCTTTCTGCGTGGTCAGCTCGGGCAGGGTCTTCTGGAACTCGTCGACCTTTACGCGAACCTGTTGCAGCCAGGGCTCCAGGCCCTTTTCGGTGGTGAAGACCTGCAGGGCGGTCTCCGCCGGCGGCGCTTCGGCCAGTTCCTTTGCTTCGGACATGTCAGTTCCTCGCGCTCCGTGCGGGGCGCCATCATTGATTGGTTGTGGTGGTGGGCAGATCAGCTCCATCTGAGCCATTGCTGCCTGGATGCGCTTCGAGCGGGTTTTGATGTAGGCGGCTTCTCGCTCAACTGCCGCGGCTGCGTCGTAATCGTGGAACAGGGGCTCCGAATTGACGCGGGGATTCCCCCACTGATCAAGATCGAAGCGCCGGTCCATCTCCCGCGCCTGGGCGCTGTCGGCATAGACTGATGCGTCATCCATGGGCCACCTCAGGATGTGATGCGACCAGCCAGTGCGCTGAGCGTCATCAGGAGGGTGAAGAGGGAGATGGCGAGGGCTGAGCCGCGCCATAGGGCGATGCGCTTGGCTTTCTGGTATCGGGTCATGGGCGAACCCTGACCGCGATTCTCCGGCCCTTCATCGTCGGAGCCAGACGTTTGGGGAGGTCACAGACGCGCATATCGCGCGGCCGGCCGATCACCTCGTTGAAGGGAAGACCGAAGCCCAGGATGGCGAGCTTCTTTTCGATGTCGTCGACCTGTTCCTCGGCCAGCGATTTCACGATCGGCGTCGTCATGCTGCGATCCCCACTTTTTCCATCATGCGGCGGCGAACTTCGCGCTGAGCTGCCAGCACCTGGTGGTGGAACTCGGTGAATTCAGCCGGGGAAATCGCCCCGCCTTCGAGCAGGCCGCCCAGGTAGCCGCGGGCTTCGGCCAGGTCTTCTTCTGCAATCAGCCGGTCAGGGATGAGCGAGTCGCTGATCAACCGGTCGAGCTTCTCCCGCATGTAGTCGTTCATGGTCGCCTCCGTTGGCGGCTGGGTGGGTTAGTCGGCTTCGGGGCACTTCTCGCCGCAGAACATGCAGAAGCTGCCGAGGACGTTGATGGTTGCCTTGGCTTTCACGGTCTTGCCTTTGGCGGTCTGACGGGTGCCAATAATCTCGCACTCGGCGTACTGGCGGCCGGCCGGAATGAGCATGTAGCCGGCCAGCGTCGCTTTGGCGCTGGTAATTTCTGGGTAGCGCTCTACCGCCTGCTTTTCGAATACCGCTCTGCAGTCACACATGGTTGATTCCTCATAACCGCACTGGCTCAGGCGCCAGACGCAGGTGACCAAACCCGGCGTGAATAGCCTGTCGGGCACCTGACCGGTACGGTTGTTCGTAGGGGGTGGGGTGGGTGATGCAGGGGGCCGCATTGCGCGGTGCAGAATTCGTCCACATCGGAGATCGCCCTGAGCGGCCGAGGCCTCCCGAACGTTACAGGTCGGGCGATCTCCGATGGGCACTCTTGCGAATGCCTAAGGGTGGGTCAGGCGGCGAACAGATCTTGCTGCTCCGGTAGAGGCTGGCAGCGAGCCAGGCCAGACCGAACAGCGCGCTCCAGCAGCTCTGCATCAGCTTCCAAGTCCTGGCGGCAAGCCCAGGCTTTCGGGACCGGTGCAATCGCCGCTCGAAGCGATTCAGCCTCCTGCCGAAGGCGCGGGATGACCATGCCCTTCATGTTCCCCACCGTCGTGCGGTCCAGGCTGCACTCGAAGCACAACCGAATGTAGTCGAGCATATATTTCGGCATCGTCTTGCCTCCAGGTGGTTGCCAGCTCCCTGTGTAGGGAGTGGGGAAGGGGTTAGGCACAGATGATCGGGTTGGCCAGCGCGTAATCCAGGGCTTCGCTTTTGGCGGCGTCGCTATCCAGAAAGCGAATTAGGTACGGCATTACGGTGTCGACTTTGCCGTCCGGGAATTCAACGATTGCTACCGTGTAGTTGCCCGGACCGCTTTCGAACTCCTCATAGCCTGAGCCCCAGCCGTGAAACCTGCCCTCGCGATCATCATCGAGCCCTTCGAGTCGCCGTCCGAGCGAGTCATGGATCGTCTTCATCGTCATTACTGGTCGCATCGTCCTGCCCTCTGTTGATTTCCCGTCTGGCCCTGTCGCCAAGGCCAGCCAGTGAAATCTGGTCTAGCGCCGCGACCCGCTACTGGCGTCGGTCGCGGCTTGCTGCGTCAGCGGTGTTGGCCCGTTGCCCGCTGCTGATTGCAGGGCTGGCCGGCGTCTTCGTTGGTTGGCATCGGGACTTCCTGTTCACCCAGTTCGATCAGCGTTACCGGGTGGTCATTGGTAGATACAACATGCGGCGTACAGCCCCTGGCGCCCGTTTAAGTAGGCACACCACATGAGGTCCGGCGCTCCCAGCCGAGGCTATCGGGCGCGCTAATTCGATTCGGTGTCTCTCCCTTCTGCCGCTGGGATTCGCGGGGCGCATTGCTTGCCGGGTCATTCACTCGGTTTTGGCGTTTCACCATCGTCAGCCGTACAGGGTTCTCCCTGTCGTGGGCAGCCTTTCGGGGCTGTCTGATCGCCGGTCGCCGGTAGAGGCAATGCGGTCTGTTGTTTGTTGCGCTGGTTGTTAAAGAGCGGTTCGATCTGCCGGGCCTCGTGAGGGGCTGTTGCGTTTCGATGGGTGTAAATTAGCAACTGCTAATTCATGCGTCAATAGCAAATGCTAAAATAGTTTCGATAGCAAAATGGAATGTGCCGAACCGCTCGATACGGGTGGTTACAATTACGTAACGCTGCGCTATGCTTCCGCCATCACTGGATGGATATACAGTTTCGGAGGTGGGTTATGGCAGTGCAGAGCGAAGCGGCGCAGCAGGAGCGCCAGGGAATGTCAGGGATGGAGCGGCTGAGCCTGCGGGTGTCCGAGATGATCAATCACCCGATTGCGCAGCTGCAGCGCTGGGTGCTGATTCACCGACTCGATAGCGACGGCGACCAGGAGTGGGAGGAAGCGCTTAGCCAGATGGCGGCGACCGACGAGCTAGAGCTGGAGTACCGCGACGACGGCAGCGTGCTGGTGCGCTGGGAAGAGCCGGAGAAGGAAGGCATACCAGGTGTGGACGAGTGGGAGCAGGAGAGGGCGGAGGAAGAAGCCCCCTTCTGATGGGCACAAAAAAGCCCGCTCAGTGGCGGGCTACGGTGTCAGGTTTGATAGCCAAGCTAGATCAAAACAAGAACGCAAGCGGGGGCATGTGCATCGGGCTGTGGCAGTCGTAGTCAACAAGCCTGATCCTCGTATCACCAGGGAAGCGCTGGAAATGCACTACCCAGTCAGACGTCATATAGCTATTACCTGGGAAGCGTGGTGGCTCGTATCGGGGTATGCCAACATGGTAGTGCCAGAGGTAGTTTTCGACGGCGAAACGCTTTTTCGCTTCGTAATCCGGATCCGGTCCTGGGACTTTCCATGTGGGGGAGATCTTCCCAGGTAGGCCGGCAAAACCGTATTCCACAAAATGCTCAGTGAAATCATCGATCTTATCTACATCGCCCGGCGGCAGTCGCTCCCGATATAGGAAATCGAAGTGCGTGCTGAAATCAGCTATGCGTTGGTCTTGCCCGCGTTTTGCTGAATCCATTTGCGGCGCTCTTCCCTAGTAAGGCCTGATGGCGGGCGAATCGATGCGCCGCCCACGGCTTTCTTCATTCGAACAAGATCAAAATTGATCTCGGTGATTTGTCCGTCATTCTGGCCGGCCAAAAAAAGCAGCTTCACAACAATCTCCTCGGCTGTGGTCAGTAGCCATGGATCTGGCGCACAAACGCCAGAGATAAAAAAACCACGAACACTGTTCGCGGCTTGCCGGGCACAGTTGAGTGCTTGGGGCTACGTATACTTTATCACGCTCTATCGTCACGACTGTTAATTTTGCCTATAGCGTTGACACATGTGATAGCTGTGTAACTGTACAGCTATCCGGCTCATGGAGCGCCTTGCTAAAACTTTATCGGCCGTTGCCGGCTATCCGTGAGATGGAGTTGCGCACAGGCCCATCTCAATTTTTCTTCAGTCTAGACACGTGCCCATCGCGCACCTCATCCGCATACCCCTTCAGCTTGTCCGCCTGGGCATGCAGCTCCTCAATCCTAGCCAGCGTCGGCATCACCTCTGACGCATTCTTGTGCCCGATCATGGTGAACATCTCGCGCGCAGCCTCTTCCAGGTCACGCGCAGCGGCCTTGAGGTCGCGGCGCAGCTCTTGGTTGGGCTTGGTTAGGCTCATACAGGCGCGCCATTCCACACGTACAGCACCCGAGCAAGGATGTGTGTGTCATCCACCCGGATATCCTCGGGGTCATGCAGCTTGTTGTCCGAGATCATCTTGAACAGCGACCTACCCTTCTTCTGCAGGCGCTTCACGTACAGCATCTCGTCGTGGGAGAACAGGTAGACGCCATCACCCGTGAACTCCCGGATCGTGACGTCCACCAGTAGCGGGTCGCGGTCCTTGATCGTCGGCGCCATCGACTGGCCCCAGCCGGTGATCATCTTGAGGTGGAAGTGCTCTTTGAAGGTCACACCCATCTCGCGCAGGTGCCGCGGGCTGACCCTGATGTCCTGGAGCATTTCCGGGTATTCGTGTGGGATCTGACCGCCACCCATCGCCGCGCGCACGTCGTAGTGGGCAATCCACACCTCGTCGCCGACCTGGCCTGGGCGCGAGAAGTCGACAGTGATGACGTTGGTCGGCTGTTCCTGAGCGGCAGCAAGAAGGCGTTTGCGTGTCTCCAAGGAAACACCCTTGCCGCTCTTGGCCAGCATCTCGTTCACCAGGTCGGCAGCGGACTTTAGCGATGCCTTGACGTCGGCCATCTCGGTACTTGGCGCTGGTGATACCAGCGTGCCAGGCGGGAGGCCTATCTTCTGTTCGAGCGTGGTCGCGGCCTTTTCGCCCAGATTCCTATGTCCATTCAAAATTTGGGACAAGTAGGAGGCGTCAAGCCCGTGCATATTCGCGAAATCTTTCTGGGATGCCCCGGCCATGACGGCCTTGAGCGCATCCACCCTCAGTTTATTGGTATCCATCCAGCAATCATCGCTTCCAGTTAGCATTCAGTAAATTACAGTCTGCTATTGCTTTTTCGCATTAGCAGTTGCTAATCTGGCGGCAATAGGAGGTGCACCATGACCCTGCACGACTACATCAAGCTTCTCGACAAACACGCCCTTGAAAGCTTTGCAGCCCGTTGCGGAACCAGCGTAGGGCAGCTCAAGCAAGTTTCGTACGGAAACCGCCGCCCGGGCGCCGCGCTCGCCATCAGCATCGAGCGCGAATCTTTGCGCTCGGTGGTGTGCGAAGAAATGCGCCCAGACATCGACTGGGCGTACCTCCGCAATTCCGAAACCACCAAATCCGCCGCCTAACTAATTCCACCGCCACAAGGAAGCCACGCATGTACGACGAGCCACGCCACCTGAAAGACCGGGAGATCAAGTCCCGCTACGACGATGAAACCTACGAGGCCCTCAAGGCCGTCGCGAAGCTCCACAAGCTTCAGCTCGCTGTCTTCGTGCGCATGTGCGTTGAGGAAAAACTGGAAAGCATCATCGAGACCGATGTTACCGACAAACGCCAGCTGGCCTGAAGTCGCTGAGGAGTCCCCGTGCCTGAAACCACGATCTGCCATGGGATCGATGGAAGGCTTTACGAAAAGCTAGAACGGTTGGCAAAGGCGAGAGGTATGACGCCGGAGCAATTGGCCGCTCAGCTTGGAACAGAGCGTTTCTTCGAAAAAACCAGGCCAAAAGGTGCCGGAAAGATTCGGTGCCTGCCAGTAACAAAGCGCAGCCCGCCGCAGGACTCAACAGTCCCTGAAAAGGTAGAGGGAGGGACTTATGAAGACCTTGCGTAGCTGCTCCACCAAATCGCAGACACAAAAAAGCCGGGCTGCAATCCCGGCTCTTTCAACTGCATACGTAACAACACTGTGAGGCCGATTATGCACACCTCGAATCATGATGTACAGGCCCTGAAGCGTCCCGCGCCACGAAATGCGAGCTACGAAAACGTGGCGCCGACTATGTCATCCCGAGCAATTGCAGATCTGGTTGGCTCGCGTCACGACAAGGTGAAGCAGTCCGTCGAACGCTTGGCTGCCCGGAACGACAGTACTGGCAAGCCTGTTATTGCTCTTCCCCCACTGGGGGAATACCTCGACAGCCTTGGCCGTAAGGCAAGTGAGTACCTGATCTGCAAGCGCGACAGCTTTGTCGTGGTAGCGCAGCTCAGCCCTGAGTTTACCGCCGCATTGGTAGATCGCTGGCAGGAGCTGGAGCAAGGGCAGGGCAGGGTAATCGCTACGCTCCCCGACTTCTCCAATCCTGCCGCCGCCGCGCGCGCCTGGGCCGAGCAGTTCGAACTCCAGCAGGCCGCCAACCAGGCCTTGGCCATCGCGGCACCCAAGGTCGAGTTCGTCGATAAGTATGTGGATTCGACCGGCCTGAAGGGCTTCCGCCAGACAGCCAAGCTGCTGGGGGCCAATGAGGCCCGCTTCCGTGAGTTCCTTCTCGACAAGAAGATCATGTATCGCATGGGCGGGGAGTGGCAGGCCTACAGCGGCCACATCGACGCCGGCCGCTTCGACGTGAAGACCGGCACAAGCGAAACCGGCCACGCCTTCAACCAAACCAAATTCACTCCCAAGGGCGTCACCTGGGTGGCTGGCCTGTGGGCACAGTACAAACTGGAGGCCCAATGATGGCCGCGCTTCCGTACATGCAGTTCTACGTCGCCGACTACCTGGCCGACACCACGCACCTGACCGCTGAGGAGCACGGCGCCTACATGCTGCTGCTGTTCAGCTACTGGCAGACCGGCAAGCCCCTGCGCATTGATCGCCTTGCCACCGTTGCACGGATCCCCAACGACCGTTGGCCTTCCGTTGCCGAGACGTTGAGCGAGTTCTTTCATGTCACCGAAACGCACTGGGTGCAGTTCCGTGTTGAGGCTGATCTTGAGGCAGTGAACAGCAAAGTGGTCACCGCCTCGAACGCCGGAAAGGCTTCAGCGCGCGCAAAGGCCCTCAAAAAGCAACAGGAACTCAACGGCTGTTCAACGGACGTTGCCGATCCGTTGCAACGGAATGGCAACCATATAGATACAGATACAGATACAGATAAGAACATCAAAAGCACTCCACCGATGGCGGAGGACCTGTTCCCGAAGTTCTGGAAGCTGTACCCGAACAAGAAGGGCAAGGCGGCAGCGCAGAAGGCATGGGCGAAACTCCACGTCACTGATGACCTGTTCAACCTGATCGCCCAGGGCTTGGCCCGCCAGTGCGTCTCTCCCGGCTGGACCAAGGACGGCGGCCAGTTCATCCCGCACCCGGCCACTTGGCTCAATGGCAAGCGCTGGGAGGACGAAATAGCCCCTCCTAGCAACGTCCACCACCTGCCGAATAGCCGCCACACCGGCTTCGATCAGCGCGATTACAAGGCCGGCCTCGTTGCCGTCGGGGATGGCACCTATGAGTTCTAACCCGAAGCAGGTCGACCTGACCATCAACGATTTCGAGCGCCGGTTCGGCGTGGTCGGCAAGAAGCCAGCGGTGTGCCCGGCGCACGGCGAATACGCGTCGATCATCCGCAAGGGCATCGAGACCGCCTCCGGCTGCCCCGCCTGCGCAGCTGAGGCGCAGCAGGAGCGAGACGAAGCCGAGCAGCGTGCCACGATTGCCCGAAGCAACGAGCAACGCCTGGAGCGCAAGCTGGGGGCCTCGCTGATCCCGAAGCGGTTCATGGGCAAGAACTTCGCTGACTTCCGCGCCGACACCGCCGGGCAGAAGGCAAACCTGGCCAAGTGCATCGAGTACGCCGAGACCTTCCCGCAGCACCTGGGGGATGGCCGCTGCATCGTGATGACCGGCACGCCGGGCACGGGCAAGACCCATCTGGCCGCCGCCATCGCGGGCTACGTCATCGTCAACCACAACGCCACCGCCGTGTACCGCACCGTCGGCGGGCTGCTCCAGTTCATCAAGGGCAGCTACGGCGACCGGGCTGAGTACACCGAGGCCGAGGCCTTCGACAGCCTGGTCGAGCCATCGCTGCTGATCATCGACGAAGTGGGCGCCACCAAACCGAGCGAGTTCGAGCTGGCGACCCTGTTCGCGGTGATCAACGGCCGGTATGAGGCGCAGCTGCCCACCATCGTGGTCTCGAACATCGACGCCAAGGAGCTTGGATCTGTGCTGGGTGACCGCAGTGTCGATCGCCTGCGCGAAGGCCGCGGTATTGGCCTGGTGTTCGAAGGCGCCTCGGCGCGCATTCCACGGAGGGCTTCGTGATGACCAAGCGCAGCTGGAAAGTAACCGTCCCTGGCTACAACTCGTTTCGAATGGGCGGTGAACCGATGGATTACGCCGAGGCCCTGGCCACGGCTCGCAGTATCTGGCCGACAGCGGAGGTGAAGTGATGAGCAACGACCAATCCCGTACCCAGTTTGAATCCTGGTACCAGCAACGCTTCGGCCACTCCCTGTACCTGGAATGGAACGACCTGGGGTTTTACGAGAGTCCAGCCACGGGGAATCTGTTCGCGGCGTTCGGCGCGCGGCCCGCTGTCCAGGTGTCATCCGACTATGCGGAGCTGCAGCGCCTGGCTGAGGCATTCCCATCTGATCTTGACTGGGATGGCAATACCGAGCCGTTTTTCAACGGGCCTTCCGGCGAATCACTGGGCGGCGGCGCGACCGGCTTCTACACCGTGTACGGCAAGCCGTTCCGTATCGAAGGTGAGGATTACGACTACGACGGCCCGACCTACGTCGAAGCCTGCAATGTTGATTTTGCGAAGTTCATGGTTGCTGCTCGTGATGGCGTGCTGGCCCTGCTCGCCGACCTGGACGAAGCCCGCAACGGCATGAAGGTTCAGGCGGCGCTGCGGCTGAAGAAGGAGATCGAGCGGCTGGATAGCACCAAGTCCGCACTGGTCAAAGAGCGCCAAGCGCACAACGCTCAGCGCGACCAGCTCAAGGTTGAGGTCGAGGCGCTGCGAAAGGATGCCGAGCGCTATCGGTGGCTTGCGGCACATAGCTTCGACGTCCAAGGCTCGACGCAATTTCACATATGGCAGCACACATGGGAGCCCCATTCACAGACTGGCGAGCCTACCGAGTGGAAGTCGCGCGTTAGGGGGGCTGCCCTTGCGAGGTTTATCGACGCCGCCATGAGCAAGGAGACCACCCCATGCCAGAAGTAATCATGCGCTCCCGCGAAGACGTGAGCGGCCTCAAAGGCCTGCTCATGGCAACCAACTTCGATAAGCCAAAGAAAATTGTGATCAAGGACCTCGACCGCAGTGGCGAGCAGAACAAGCTGCTGCACGCCCGGCTGACCGATATCGCCAACCAGGTGGAGCACGCCGGCAAGAAGTGGGACGTGCTGATCTGGAAGCGCCTGCTGACAGCCGCCTGGTTGCGCGAGGCCGGCGAACGGCCGCAGATGATACCGGCGCTCGACGGGCACGGCTTCGACGTCGTGTACGAGCGCACCTCGAAGCTCAGCGTGAAGCAGTGCGCCGAGCTGCTGGACTGGATCGAATGCTTCGGCGGCGAGCACCAGGTGCGCTGGACGGCCAAAGACATTTGGGGAGGGCGTTACTGATGCTGACTGCCAAGCAGCCACGCCCGAAGAAGTGCCGCAACGCCGCCTGCGCCACCAAGTTCGTCCCGCAGCGCCTGGGCCAGGCCGTATGCAGCCCGGCCTGCGCGCTGGCCACGGCGCCGGCGAACCGGGAGAAGACGCGCAAGTCGCTGGCCGTGGTTGAGCGCAGGGAGATCAAGGTCCGCAAGGAGAAGCTGAAGAGCAGGGCCGACCACCTGCGCGAAACCCAAACGATCTTCAACCAGTGGGTGCGCATGCGGGACGAGCACCTTGGCTGCGTGAGTTGTGACAAGCCTGCGGGTTGGCAGGGGCAATGGCACGCATCGCATTTCCTCAGCGTTGGTTCGTCGCCTGAGCATCGATTCAACCCGGCCAACGTCCACAAGGCCTGCTCAATCTGCAACAACCACCTGAGCGGCAACATCCTCGGCTATCGGCCTGAGCTTGAGCGCCGCATCGGCCTAGAGGCTGTGGAGTCCCTATTAGGACCCTGCGAGCCCCAGCGCTACACCATCGAAGACTTGAAGGCGATCAAGGCCAAGTACCGGGCGTTGATTCGAGAAATGAAGGGGAGGGAGTCGGCATGAACATCAACTCAGCACGTCAGGCTTGGCACGACTGCACATACAACCCAGCTCCCGGCCAGACCTCGGACGTAGTCCAGCTCGGGGTGATGGTACAGGCCACCGAGAGAGGGCCGACCGCGACCCATGCGATGCACAGCGCGCTGGCTGGACATATTCAGTCTGCCATTGCTCGGCTGCACCCTCAGGTCCGGCTGTTCGGCGAGTACATGTATGCCGCCAGCCGCGACGACGATATCCGTGAGGCCGCGGAAGGCCTGGTCTTCGATATGGTGGTCTCGAAGTCCAAGCGCATGACAGCGGCCAAGCGTGAAAAGCTCGAGTATGTGGTGAAGGCCGTCATGCGCCGGTACCGGTACATGCACCAAGGCGGCCAGTCGGCGAACGATGACCCGATGATCCAGCCGGAGAAGTTCCGGGCATGGCTGGTGGCTGAGTACGGGGTGCGCTTGGAATCGTTCAATTGGGAGCGTGATTGGGAGTCGGTCGTGCGCCTGATATTTGATTGCTGCGAGGACCTGGATCGCATGGCTTTGAGCCCGATCGGAGCGGTAATTTACCGCATGAAAGAGGCTGCTTGACTTCCCGTTCGGCTGAGGGCATCATTTCGCCATTGTAGAGTTTTGCCTCTGGCAAATTACTCCATCCAGAACCCCGCCATCGAGCGGGGTTTTTCGTTTTTGGCCCCTCCACACCCATTGCCTTAAGCTGGGAGTGCTGCAGGGGCCGATTCATTTGTGCACAGCGCAGGCACGCCGCAGGCGAGTACAAGGTGCGTGCAACCAATCAACCAACGCCAAGTGCCCGCCGATGCGGCCCTCAATAGTCCCTGGAGATTCCCAATGATGATGCGCTACCTCAAGTACTGCGCCTTGGCGCTGTGTGCCTGCTTCGGTTCGTCGGCTTTCGCTGGCGTGCTCACTTCCGACCGTCCTGCCTGGAGTGTGGCCCGCGCCTTCGCCTATGTGGGCGACCTTTACGGCGCGACCTCGGCCCGCCTGGAGCTCACCCTCGCCCAGTGGCGAACGGGTAGCGAGTCCACCGGTGATGGCCTGAAGTCGAACCTGCGCGCATCCAGCAACCACTTCGTGATGACCTCGGCCAAGCCCATGCCTGATGGCTACGGTTTGTCGCCCTGCTGAAAGCGCCTGATGTGGAAAGCCCGGGAGACCTCGGGCTTTTCAAGTGACGCTGAGGAAAGCGCCCGCGCGGACCCTTTCCCAGAATCATTTCCTGTGATGCTCCCCGGCAACACTTTGCCCGCCTTCCTTCGGGCCCTTTCTTCGGACAAAGCCTATGACCACCACCTCCAGCATCGCCGATAGCACGGTGTTCAAGCTGGTGATCCCTGTCGTTCAGATGGTTCTATCTGCTGGGGTCATAGGCGCTTTCACCTTCGTCATCGGGGCTATCTCGTCCCTCCAGACGCAGCTGGGCAATTACCAGACGAGCCAGGCCCTGGTGCTCCAGCGGGTTGACTCGCTCGAACGCTCGCGTGACCTCAACGTCAAGAACATCGACGTGCTCAGGCTGAACGACCAGAAGCAGGACTTTCGCCTGGACAGCATCGCCGACAGCCTGAAGTCCATCGTTATCTCTGGTAGGCCAAAGTGAATCGCGCGCTGGTCGTGGTGCTCCTGCTGACCGGTTGCGCACAGAAAGAACTACCGCCAGCACCCGTGATGCCAGTACGCACCACGGTCTACCGGTTCGCCCAGTGCGAGCCCCCAACAGAATCAGCCCGACTGCGCGAAGCCCTCCGGGATGCCGCAGAGTGGAAGCGCTATGCCGAACGACTCGAAAAGCTGCCCTCAGCGAAAACCGCACCCGGTGCTCATCCCTAACTGGCGCAAGTGCTGGCGGATGACCAGCGTGCAACTGGCCGCTGCTGGTGCAGTGCTCAACGCCGCGGCTGCCGCATGGTCGGTGTTCCAGGGCGCCGTGAACCCTCTGGTGTTCGCCTGCGTGAACATGGGGCTCAGCTGCGCCGTGGCAGTGGCCAGAGTCATTCAGCAATCGAAGCTTCAAGGACCGCCGCCGGGAGGCCCGCAATGAGCATCAGCACCGCACTCACCTCAATCCGCGCCTGGTTCGCCGGGCTATTCAGCAAGGAAACCACCATGACCGAAGAAGTTACCGATACCAGCGCTCTGGCAGCCACCGTTGATCCAGTGGCCGAGACCGCCGCCGTCGTCGAAGTGCCTGTCGCCGTCGTCGCCACTGCGGTGAGCACCGACACCCTGAAGTCCATCCTCAAGGCCCTGGGCCATGACCTGGACGCTGTATGGGATGACGCCGTCGCCCTGGCGAAGAAGGCTCTGTGATTCCCCGCCCGGCTCACCCCGGGCTTTCTTTTCTCCGATGGAAGTAGGCAATGAAGATTGGCGTTGGCGTCATCACCATGGGCGTACGCCCGATCCGCGACTACAAGCAGTCGCCTGATTCCTACTTCCACGTCTACACCGACACCGAGCGCAAGGGGCCGGCCCACGCACGCAACCAGGTGCTCAAGCATCTGTGCGATGAAGGGTGTGACGTTTTTTTCGTGTTCGATGACGACTGCTACCCCCGTGTCGCTGGGTGGGAGGCGTACTTCCTCGACCAGCACCAGAAGACCGGCATCCACCTGTTCGGCCTGCCTGACATCTTCAACTCGGCCATGGCTGGGGCAGATGGGGAGGTCATCTACTGGAACGGGATGCTCGTCCAGTTCGGCATGTACACCCGCAAGCTGCTGGAAGAGGTGGGGTTCTACAACACCGCCTACAACCGCTACGGCCATGAAGACTCGGGCTACACGTTCCGCGCGCTTCGTTCAGGCCTGGCTGGCAACAAGAGCGGCTTCCCGTCTCCCATCCGCACCCTGGGGTACATCCATTCCGAGGACGCCTACGGCGAGACGGCAATCGACAACCTGTCGCCAGAAGAAAAGGCCGAGTTCGTCCAGCTGAACCAATCCATCCTTGATGCGGAGGTTCACGGCGAGCAGATCTATTACCCATTCGACCAGGGTGGAGCATGAACGCCTCAATCAACCCTGTGGCACGCCGCGGCAACCTGATGCTGGATATCCGTCCGCACACCTCCTGCGACTTCCACCGGATCATCATGCCCTACGGCCAGCTCAAGGCTGACCCGAAGGCGCCGGTGTTCGTGTTCAACCGTCAGCCCTCCCACGGCATTCACTCGCTGATGACCATGAAGAAGGCCGGGATCAAGATCATCTGCGACATCGACGACCACTTCGACGTCGGCCCGCAGCACGTGATGTACGAACTATTCAAGAAGCACAACATCGCCGAGATCATCAAGCAGTCGCTCCAGCTGGCTGACGTGGTGACCTGCACCAACCATGAGCTGGCAGAGGCCGTGAAGCCCTACGCCAAGCACATCGAGATCCTGCCCAACGCTCTCCCGTTCGATCAGGGGCAATTCACCCTGTCCACCGACACCGAGAGCGACCGGGCTATGGTCTACGTCGCCGGTACTACCCACCGTCACGACATGAGCTTGTTCGCCGGCCATATCGACGAGAGCCACCTGACCATCGCGGGCCACAACCCCGAGCGGGAAGAGTGGCGCAAGATCGAGGCCTTGTTCGGCCCTGACGTCCGGTACAAGCCTGAAACGGCCATCGACACCTACATGAGCCTGTACGACGGCCATGGGGTCGCCCTGGCGCCTCTGGTGGATACCGAGTTCAACCGGTGCAAGTCGAACCTCAAAGTGCTGGAAGCGGGCGCGAAGGGGATTCCCATCGTGGTCTCGGATGTTCACCCGTACCTGAACCCCACCGATTACGACGCGGTGGACTATGCCTCGGACGGCATCGAGTGGCGTGAACGCACCGAGCAGCTGATTCACGACCGCGTGTATCGCGCCGAGCGTGGCCAGCAACTCGCCGAGCACGTCCGCGAGCACTACCACCTGGACAAAATCAACGAGATCCGCCGGCAGATTGTCGAGGGGATTGTGTAGGAGGGCGCATGGCCAAGGTAGTCATCGTTATCCGCGTCCGCTGGTGGCTCATCTGGTATCTGCATGGGGTATCGCTGATGTGCCAGTTGACTGGGCGCGATCCCAATTGGGACAAGGTCGACAAGTGGATCAGCCGGGCCATCTATTTCAAGTGAGAGACGTATGACTGACAAGCCGGCAGCCGACTGGGAGCGCATCGAGCAGCAGTACCGGGCTGGCGTGCTGTCACTGCGAGAGATCGCCATTGCCTGCCCTGGCTCAAACCACGTCGCCATCGCCAGGCGCGCCAAGAAGTTCGGGTGGGTTCAAGACCTCTCCGCCAAGATCAAGGCAAAGGCCGATGACCTTGTAACACGACAGGGTGTAACAGCTGATGTAACAGCCGAGCGTGCTGTTTCAGATCGCGCGGTCATCGATTCCAATGCGCAGACCATCGCGGACGTTCGACTGGGTCACCGCAAGGACATCGGTCGTTCCCGCCGCCTGGCCAGCAAGCTGCTTGATGAGCTGGAGGGTCTGACCGATAACGGCAACCTGTTCAACGAGCTTGGTGAGCTGCTCCGTTCCGAGGACGACAACGGTCAGGACAAACTGAATGACCTGTACCACAAAGTAATCAGCCTACCGACCCGCACCAAGACCATGAAGGAACTGAGCGACACGCTCAAGACCCTGGTCGGCCTTGAACGACAGGCATACGGGCTCGATGCGCTTCCTGATGGCGGCGACAATGCCCAGGCGGCCGCATACACCCCGAGTGACTATGCAACCGCTCGCCAATCGCTGCAGGAGCGCCTGAACAAGAAGGTTTGACGATGAGCGCGATACTCGAATGGGAGGATTTGAGCTTCCCTGACCGTGTCGCGGTCGCTGATATGTCGCTCGAGTCGTTCCTGTCGTTCACCCGCGTGTGGTTCGAGCTGATCCAGGGTGACCGGCTGCTGGTGAACTGGCATCACGAATACATGGCCCATGCCATCGACGAGTTGATCGCCGGCACGCTGCAGCCCCGCAACCTGATCATCAACATCCCGCCAGGCGGGACCAAGACCGAATTCTTCTCGGTGCACCTGCCGGTGTACGTGAACACCCTGGTGCGCGAAGGCAAGTTGAAGCGCTTCCGCAACCTGAATGTGTCCTACGCCGACACTCTGGTGAAGCGCAACTCCCGCCGAACCCGCGACATCATCGCCAGTGAGCCTTATCAGGCCCTGTGGCCGTGCTCGTTTGGGGTCAACCAGGCGGAAGAATGGGAGATCGTCGACGACCGCGGCCGCTCCATTGGCCAGACGGTATCTAAATCGGCCGGTGGCCAGATCACGGGTGGTCGTGGTGGCTACTTCGGCCCGCTGTTCTCCGGCTGCATCATGCTGGACGACTTCAACAAGCCGGTGGACATGTTCAGCGAGACGAAGCGCAACAGCGCCAACCTCATGCTGACCAACACCATCCGCTCCCGGCGCGGCGACAAGTCCAAGGACAGCGCCACGCCGGTGGTGAGCATCCAGCAGCGCCTGCACACCAATGACGCCACCGGCTTCATGATGTCGGGCGGGATGGGCCTGGACTTCGCGCACATCTGGATTCCGGCGCTGATCGACCAAGCGTACCTGGACAGTCTGCCCGAGCCCTGGCGCTCCAAATGCTGGGAGACGATCAAGGACACCGACTCCATCGAAGTGGGCGGTGTTCGGTACTGGTCCTACTGGCCTGAAATGGAGTACGTGGGCGACCTGGTGGCACTGTGGGAGCGTGACAATTATACGTTCACCTCGCAGTACCAGCAGAAGCCCGCGCTGCTCACCGGTGGGATATTCAACACCGACTGGTTCGGCACCTACACCCGGGCGCCGCACTTGGCGTACCGCGCTATCTACGTGGACACCAATAGCGGCAAGGTCAACGACTACAACGACTACACCGTGTTCACCCTGGTGGGCATGGGGGTCGACGGCAACCTCTACATTCTCGATGTCGAGCGCGGCAAGTGGGACCCGGAAGACCTGCTGCTCAAGGCTATTGAGCTGTGGGACCGCTGGAAACCCTACGACCGCCGCCGCCCGATGCCGATCCGCGACATGGGCATCGAGGACAAGCAGGCCGGCCAAGGCTTGATCACCACCCTGAAGAAGCGCAAAGAGATCCCCATCAAGGAGATCCCGCGCGGCGAGGGGCAGAACAAGTTGGTCCGGGCGCTCAACGTGGTGCCGCAGATCAAGACGGGCAAGGTATTCATCCCTGCCATGTACGACGAGCAGGGTGAGCGGATATCGCATGCCCTGTACGCCGATGGCTCGATAGCCGGTTCAACCAACTGGGTGCCAATCGCCCTGGCCGAGTTCGCTGCGTTCAGCGCCGACGACAGTCACGACAACGACGACATCGTCGATACCTGGATGGATGCCATCAGTGATAACCTCATTGAAGGTGGCAATCTGGACTATCAATCATGGCTGTGAAACCCAAGAGCTTCAGGATCACGATAGAGCTGGTCGAGGACGAGAACCCCGACGTGTCGCTGCACACGCTGGTGTGGAAGTACTCGGCGACAGGGCTGTTCGGCAAGGACGACTTCCCGCGCAGAATGGCCGGTGACCGCATGATCGAGTTCAAGCAGCAATGCTTCCTCGGTGGACACCTCGACGACTTCAACCGGCGGCCCAAGCCCGACTGGAAGCCTGAACCATAGCCCGAAAGGGCTTTTTTTACGCCCGGAGGCAGCATGACGAACGGTTGGGACTGGAAAGGCCAGGACAACTGGTACATCTACTGGGCGCCCACTGAGGACATGCTGAACGGCAAGCGGCGAAGACTCTCGGCGGTGGCCACCACCCTCGATGCCGCGATCAAGTCCTACGACGGATTCACCATGTACGGCGAGGGCTACAAGGTCCTCGTCGAGCAGCTTCAGCCCACCATGGTTTCCGACATCACCACCGTGTTCGTGGCCTCCGGCACATGGGACGGCACCTACGAAGCATTCCTGGCCGCCTCTGGCGTCACCACGTAACCAGTTGGGCACCCCATGAAATCGAACAAACCGAGACTCCGGCCCGATGGCGCTGGCGGCTTCACCATGGCTACGCGTGACGGCCTGGTGAACCTGTACACCGGTATGGGCACCGGCCGGGACAGTCGCACCGGGGCCAGCTTCCAGTTCGGCACCTATCAAGACTTCGTTCAGTACGAGGCCGCCTACTCGGAAAACTGGATTGCCCGCGACATCATCGACATTCCGGTGGACGACGCGACCCGCGAGTGGCGTGAGTTCCAGCACTCCAAGGCCGACCAGATCATGGCCGAGGAGAAGCGCCTTGGCCTCCAGCAGCGCTTCCAGGAAGGCATGAAGTGGGCGCGGCTGTACGGCGGCGCCGTCATGGTGATGCTGACGGACCAGGCGCTGGACCAGCCGCTCGACATCAACAAGATCAAAAAGGGATCGCTCAAAGCCATCCGTGTCATCGACCGCATGTACATCAGTGGCCAGGACTGGAACTACACCGACATCCTCGCCGAAAACTACATGCTGCCGAACTACTACCTGCTCTACGGTGGCGCTCAGCGCATCCACTACTCGCACCTCGTGCGCATGCCTGGCGCGATGCTGCCAATGCGCCTGCGCCAGCTCAACGGGATGTGGGACGACAGCGAAATGCGTCGCTGCCTGGAAGACCTCAAGGACGTGGTGGAGTCCAAGGGTGGCGTTGCCAAGCTGATCCAGACCGCCAACGTGGACACCGTTACCGTAGAGGGACTGAAAAGCGCCCTCGCTGCCGGCGACACTGAAAAGGCGACCATCGACCGGTTCAAGATATTCAACCTGATGAAGTCGGCGCACTCGCTGGCTCTGCTCGACAGCAAGGAGGAGTTCGACCGCAAGGGCGTCTCCTTCAGCGGCCTTGGCGACATCCTCACCGTGCTGATGACCTGGATATCCGGCGCCGCCCACATCCCCATGACTCGCCTCTGGGGTGTTCAGGCGAAAGGCCTGGGCGATTCCGGCGCCGGCGACATGAACAACTACTACAACGGCCTGCGCGGCAAGCAGGAAGGCCCGTACCGTCAGGTGCTGGAGAAGCTGGACCAAGTGTTCATCCGCTCCGCGTTGGGTGATTTTCCCGCTAATTACGAATTCCAGTGGAAACCTCTTGACCAGCCAGATGGCCTGGAACTGGCGCAGACGCGCAACACCAACGCTCAAGCCGACGATCTGCGCATTCAGCAAGGCGTTCCGGCCTACCTGGTGATGCAAAAGCTCAATGCTTCAGGTGAGTACGACATCCCCGACGACGTCATCAACAAGATGAAGGTAGCTCATGATGCCCAGGCTCAAGGCGAAGCCCTCGACCGACAGCCCGTATCAATCGCGGGCAGTGATCCGGCCGACCCGAAAGGCGGAAGCAGCGTACCGAAGAAACCTGCTTGACCTGGTAGATGCAATGGCTCTGGCGGTGCGTGACCGCATTGTCCCGAGCCTGCGCGCCCGCTGGGAGATTGAAAGCCTGGCGCCCAAGACCCTGACCAAGGATGCCGGCTATTCGGACCTGCTGATCGAGCTGATCGCCTCCACGGCCAACATGTTTCTCAACATCGACCTGCGGGGCAGTGCTTACCAACCGAAGACCAAGCGCGCGCCCTCCAAGCGGCGTAAGCATCCCCGGCCGGCTCAATCACCCGCCGAGGAAATCGCCCTGCACGCGGTGGAGATGGCGGCGGACGAGGCCGACGAGCACGTGGCCAAGGAGCTGCGGCGCACCGTTCGCATCGACGCTCAGGCGCTGATGTCCAGTGAGGGCGTCAACGACTACATCGACGCCATGGTCAGCAGCAACGTGGCGCTGATCAAGACGGTGCCGCGAGAGTTCTTCACGGACGTCGAGCAGACCGTTCTGGATGCCTACTCGCAGGGCCTGGCGCTCAAACCGGTGCTTGAACAGATACAGGCGAAGGTCGATGTCAGCGCCCGCCGGGCCAAGATCATCGCCCGCGACCAGATGAACAAGGTCAACAGCGACGTCGAGCGCCGCCGGATGCTGAACATCGGCATCACCCGGTTCAAGTGGTCCACCTCCAAGGACGAGAGGGTGACTGGCAACCCCTCAGGCCTGTACCCGAACGCCAAGGTGAAGTGCTTCAAGATCGCCTTGCAGGACGTCGGCCACGGCCCCGGGGTGTACATGCTCAAGGATGGCGCCACTTGGGACGGTGAAAGCGAGTTGTTCCCCGGCCGGGCCCACATCCAGTGCCGCTGCACCTTCACCCCTCAGATAGAGGGATTCGATTACTGAGCCCCGCTGATGTGGGGTTATTTCTGCCTGGAATTCAAGTATGAAACTCAGGGTTCAAGACAAGAACGCCTCACTGGGTAGCCGCCGCGAGTTCACCGACAACGGTTACCTCAAGGTTCCCGGCCGGGTGGCGCGGGTCGGCGTGCAGGAATACCGCGCGATTGAGTTCGACTACGCCGCCATCAACAAAGAATTCGGGCTCGCACTAAAGCCCATGGACGTCATGCGCGTCTACCGCCCGCCCGAGTCGGTGTTCGATCCGGTGTCGCTCTCCACGTACGACAACGCGGACATCACCCTGGAGCACCCCGGCGATTTCGTGGGGGCTGAGAACTACTCCAGCCACTCGGTCGGTCACTGCATCAGCCCCGGCCGCCAAGATGGCGAGTTCGTCGAGGTGGACCTGCTGATCAAGGATGGCATGGCCATCAAGTCGGTCGACTCCGGCAAAGCCGAGCTCAGCGCTGGCTACGACGCCAACTACGACTACATCCCCGGCATCACTCCATCCGGCGAGGCCTACGACTTCATCCAGTCGGGCATCGGCGTGAACCATGTCGCTATCTGCGACAAAGCCCGAGCAGGCCATGGCGCCCGCATTTTTGACTCACAGAGGAAACACGAAATGCCGAAGGTAAAACTCTTCGACGGCGCCCTGGTTGAGGTTCCCGACGAAAACACCCAAACGATCATCCAGAAGTCCTTCGACGCTCTGGCTGGCACCCTCGATTCCGAGAAGGCGCGCGCCGACAAGGCCGAAGCCACTCGCGACTCGCTGGATGGTGAGCTGACCTCGCTCAAGGCCAAGGCCAGCGATTCGGCCCTGTCCGAGCGTGTCAGCCTGGTGCTGGTCGCCCGCGACTCGGCGGTGCGCCTGGCGGGCAAGGAATTTACCACCGACAGCGTCGACCCCATCGCCATCAAGGCGCAGGCCCTGGAAGCTGCCGGCGTGAAATGCCGCAAGGCCGAAAAGTGGGCTGACGCCTCGCCTGCCTACATCGAAGCGTTCTTCGACGCCGAGATGGAGCGCAAGGAAGACGACGACAAGGACGAGGACGACAAGAAGCAGAAGGCTAACGACTCGCTCAGCGGCCTGGCCAATGACCTGTCCACCGCCAAGCCCAAGGGTAACGCCTCTGCCCAGCAGACCCGCGATTCCGACTACCAAGCGTTCCTCGACAAGCGCTACGCCGCACAGGAGGCCAAGTAATGGCTATTGCACAAGACCAGTTCGACTACTACCGCGGTGATGCGTACGAGGGCCAAGTCGGCACCATCGAGATCAACCGCGTCAAATCCGGCGTTGCTGGTGTGGCTGTCCCGTTCGGCCGTGCCGTCGTGCTCGACCCTGCTACCGGTGACGTGCTGCCTTGGGCAGCCGACTCCAACGCCTGGGACCTGCTGGGTATCTCGGTTCGCTCCCTGACCGGCAACAGCGTTCAGCTGCCCCAGTACGGCAGCGTTTACCCGATCACCACCGCCGGCTACCTGCCAGGCCAGAACCTGTCCTACATGACCAATGGCGCGATCCGCGTCATGTGCGTGGACGGCGCTCTGGCTGGCGACGTGGTTTCCGTGATCAGCGCAGCTGGCGACAACCTGGGCCGCTTCTCCACCGGTGACGGCGTCCAGATCCCATTCCTTCGCTGGAAGGAAGACGTGACCGCCGGCTCCATCGGCTGGATCGAACTCAACGGCATCTTCTCCGCCTCCGGCGTGTAATAAGGACACGAGCACATGAAAAACTCTGCACGCATGAGCACCTTCGACACCGATCCGACCGCTGCTCTGTCGTTCCTGACTCAGCAAGCGGCCTACATCGAGTCAGAGGTGTATCGCCAGGAATACCCGCAGTACAAGTACACCTCCCTGGTGCCGCTGGACAACAGCGCGCCCGACTGGGCTCAGGTTGTCGGCTTCCGCTCGGTCAACAGCCGCGGCGAGATGAAGCTGTTCGGCCCCAAGTCCACCGACGTGCCGACTGTTGAAATCGCGGCCACCATGGGCTTCCACGAGATCCAGACCGGTGCGCTCGGCTACGAGTACAGCATCGAGGAGCTCGGTTACGCCCAACTCAACGGCATCAACGTCGACAACGAGCGCGCCATCGCCGTGCGTGAAGGCGTCGAGAAGGGCCTGAACCAGATCTACTTGCAGGGTGGCTTGGTAGCAGGCGCCAACGGCAAGACTCAGGCAGTGGGTGAAGGCTTGTACACAGGCGGCAACGTCCCTCGCCTGGATACCGCTGGCACTATCGCCTCGCTGGTCGCTGTAGGCAATGCCCAGGGCGTCCTGGACATCTTCTCCGACGCCTACAACCAGGTGTTCATCACCAACACCAACACCGTGCACGTGCCGAACACGTTCGTGATGCCTGCCAGCATCTATCAACTGCTGCAGCGCACCCTGCTCAACACCGGCAACGCCAGCAACTACACCTTCCTGATGTTCCTGCAGCAGAACTTCCCGAACATGACGTTCGACTGGGACGTGCTGCTGGAAAAGGCCGGCAAGAACGCCTCCAAGCGCCTGGTGACCTTCAAGAAGGACATCCGCGTGGTGAAAGGCCATGACGTGATGCCTCTGCGCTTCCTGGCTCCGGCCACCGCCGACAACATCAACTTCAAGGTGCCTGCCATCTGCCGTACTGGTGGTGTGGAATGGCGCATCCCGAAGGCCGCCGCGTACTTCGACGGCCTGTGATTCACGGGGCTTCGGCCCCTTTCCGGAGATTGCGACATGGATATCACCTCAGACGTGATTGATGCCTTTCGCGCTGCCTACCCTGAATTCTCCGACAGCGCCGCCTGGTCGGCCGGCCAGATTCTGGTCGCGCTGCAGGATGGCGATAACGAGACCGGGTCGCGCTGGGGTGCATACGCCAACCCGGTGCGCTCGATCAAGCAGCGCGGCATGTTCGCCTACGCCGCTCATTCGCTGGCCAAGGGCAAGATGCGCGCCCAGCAGATGGAATCGGGATCGATCCCTACGGCAGGCGCACAGGTCTCCGCAAAGTCGGTCGGTGATGAGTCGACCAGCTATGCGGTGAGTGCGCCCAGCTATCAGGAGGCCGTCGGCGACGGTGATCTCTACCTGACCACCTACGGCAAGGAATTCCTGCGCCTGCGTTCGCGCATCGTCGGCCCGGTCATGGTGTAGCCATGGGCATCAAGGTTGATGTGAGCGGGCAGACCAAGGCTCAGATGCGCGAGACCCTGAAGAAGATTCAGGCGCGCATTCGGGACCGGGCTGTGTTCATCGGCATCCCTGCTGGCTCCGGCGAGCAGGATGGCATGACCATCGCCAAGCTTGGGTCCATCCATGAGTTCGGAGCGACTATCGATCACCCTGGCGGCACGCAGTACGGATACAACAGCGTGGATGACGCTCAAGACGGCAAGGTGCGCTTCCAGAAAACTGGCAAGGGCGTCATGTCACTGGGTGTTACCGGACCGCACCAGATCATCATCCCGGAGCGCTCGTTCCTGCGGGTGCCGCTGCGGGCGCACACCGAGGACATCAAGAAGGCCTGGCGGGCGATCATTCCCAAGGTGATCTCCGGCGAGCTGACGCTGCTCAACGGCCTGCACCAGATCGGCAGTCGGGCCTCGGCCTTCTGCCGTGACGCGATCAAGGAAGGCATCAACCCGCCCAACGCCAAGTCTACGATCCAGAAGAAGAAGTCGAGCACACCGCTGATCGACAACGGGATTCTGGTCAGCAAGATTACCTATCGAGTGGAGGCCTGACCATGCTCACGATGGAAGGCCATATCGACTCGGACTTCGTATCGGCCCCGGCCGGTGGAGTGTGGTTGGTCCGGGCGGCCTCGGGCGATTACACCGGCCCAGGCGGGGTATGGGAGGAATCAGCAGCATCCTCCCGCACCCAGCTTACCGCGGTGAACATCCAGCAGGCCTCGCCGAAAAGCGTGGAGGCGATGGTGGGCACCTCCGGGGCATTCAACCCCCAGGACTGGAAGATCATCCACATCAATGATGGGGTGACCTACCTGTATCCGGACGACTCGGGCCAGTTCGCTGACCTTCTCGAGTTTTCGGATGGTCTGGAAGTTCGCCAATGGCGGGTCCGGCAGTGCGACAACAGGCCGTGGCGCAGCTACTGCCGCGCAATGGTCGAGCGGTACCGAGGTGAAGGATGAAGGACATTGATGACCTCAATCCGATCCTGCAACAGATCGTCTGCACGCTCACTGGCGCCGCAGTAAACCGGGTGATCCTGGCGAACCAAGGCCGCCCTATGCCAGGAGGCACCGACCTGTCGGCCTCATACCTGCTGGTGCCCATCAGGGCCTACGGCTGGCCAACGTTCAGCTACGAGGATGTGCCTGCCGATCCCCCAGCAGACCCATCACTCGGCGCCTGGACCGACTACGGCGTCACCATGCGCTCCACGATGGTGTTCACCCTCTCGGTGAACCTCTTCAACGAAGGCGCAGCCACGGCCGCCATGAGCTTGCCCAACGGCAACTTCAGACCGGACATCGCTTCCCTGTTACGGCAAAACCGCATCGGGTGGTTCAGGACGAGCCAGCCGAGAAACCTGACCGCGTTGCAGAACGCTGGGATGCAGCCTCGCTACCAATGCGACCTGACGCTATACGCCGAGGTCGAGACAACCTATGCCGTCCTGCGCGCCGCCGGCTTCAGCTTCGAAGTAACCGACGCCCTGACTCAACAGAAACTTCAATCAGGACAATACAATGGCAGTTGACATCTCCAACATCGTTCCCATTTCGGTGTCGATCTCTTCGTCCGGTCTTGCTGGCGCCGACTTCACCAGTTCGGTGGCGTTTGCTGACCTCACCGACCTGGCCAGCGGCGTCACGTTTGCGGCCAACACCTATCGCGACTACACCGCGCTGAGCGACATCGTCACGGACTTCGGCTCCGCGTCCGAGCTGTACAAGCTGGCCGCGCCGTACTTCGCCAACAAGACCCGTTCGCCGGTCTTCACGGTGTTCATGAAGTCGGCTACCGGCGTCGATCCGACCGTGGTCGCCTCGCAGCTCGCCGCCTCGGGCATCTGGCGCTACAACCACTTCTTCAAGAATGGTGATATCACCGTCGCGAACGTGCCCGCGCTGGCCACCTGGGCCGATAGCGAAAACCGCCCGGTGTGGGTATCGGTCAGCGATTCGGCTGCGGTAACGCAAGGCTCGTCCACTGACCTGGTATCGATCATCGCCGGCCTGGGCGCTCGCCATGTATTCCAAGGCTTCCGCGCACCATCGACCCTGACGGCCGATGCAACCCAGGGCTACCCGATGAACGCCCTGGCGGGCAAGTTCACCAAGTGGAACCCCGAAGGCCGCAACACCGCCATGACTGGCGAATACCAGAACCTGACCAACGTCACCGCCGACTCCCTGTCCGCCACTGCTATTGGCCTGCTCAAGACCAAGAACTGCGTCTACTTCTCCAAGGTCGTTTCCAGCGGCAACACCACCGGCTGCATGTCGATGAACACCAAGTCGCCCTCGGCGAACGGTGAGTGGATCGACGATGTGATCGGCGTGGACATGCTGGTCAATGCGCTGCAGGTGGGCCTGTTCAACTGGCTGGTGCAGCCGCAGACCAAGCGCGGCCTGGATGCCAAGAACTTCGCCGGGGCCATCGCCGCCGCGGGCGCGGTGTGCAAGACCTACTTCGACAACGGCTTCCTGGGTGCTGGCAACATCACTCACCCGGACACCGGCAACGACCTGTACCTGTCCAATGGGTACTTCATCTACAACGACCCAACCGATGTCGAGGCCCTGACCACGGCAGAACGGCAGCAGCGTCAGTACCCAGTGCTGAACATCTACGTGCTGCGCGATGGCGCCGCTCACTTCATCCCTGTCAGCCTCTACGTGGAGTAACAGTTCATGGCAATGATCGACTACGGAGCCGCTGGCGCCAACCTATCCATCAACGGCATCACCATCAGTTCGTTTGGCGACGTCGACCCGCCGATCGTGATCGAGGACATCGAGCCTCGTTCGGCCCTCAAGCGCGGTACCGGCGGCCTGGCCGTGCGCCTGGACAACGTCACCCGCGCCAAGCGCCTTACCGTCAACCTGCTGCCCGGCTCGGATGAAGCCCGCCAGATCATCGCCCTGGATAAAACCAGGGTCGACTTCTTCGGCACCTTCAGTCAGTCCGGTACCGGCGAATCGCTGGTGTTCTACAGCGGCATCCTGGTTAACCGCGGCCAGGTCGGTCGCGGTGGCAAGACCAACGCCTCCGACGACCAGTTCATCTTCGAGTTCAACGACTCCGAAGAAGTCTAAACCCAGCCGGCCGCTACGGCGGCCATGCTCCGAGGAATACCATGGCTCGCTCCATTACCCTGATTATCGGCGGCGTTGAATACGGCGGCACCACCGCGCCGGCCAAGGCCCAAGAAGAAATGCTGCACCTGGCCGTCAATACCGGCTTGATCTCGTTCCTGAGCGACAAGAACCCTTCGGGTGACGCTGAACTGGTCATGGCCCTGCTGCGCGCCCCGTACGACGCCATTCAGCGCCTGACCGCGCTGTCGCTGCGCAACGGCGCCGCTGACCTGATCCTGCGCGATGACGGCCAGGGCAACGTGGTTCTGCCCATCGGCCCGAACCTGTTCCAGGACAACATCCACTTCTACTACCTGCTGGTCGCCAACGTGCTGCGGGAGAACCTCAAGGGTTTTTTCGTGCTGCTCCCTCAAGAAAGCGGCGAGCCAGCGGGCGCAGCGTAAGCAAGACCAACTGGTTCCTGTGGCGGCCCTGCGTGGCCTCGGCTGCCTGCCCGGCGCCGCTGGCGCGCTATGACCAGATGATCGATGGAACACTGGACCTCGGCGACGTGATCGAGATGCACAGCGTGCTAGACGAGCTGGAGAGCAGCTACGAGCGAGCCATGAATGCTGCGCGTAGGCGGTGATACCATCCCCTCATCACAAAGGGAGGTTGGTATGGGATTATCAAAAATTTACGTTTCATTGCTACTCTTGATCACGGCGATCAGTCCAAGTCAGGCATATTCCGATCAGCTTGATCTTCCATACAAGCCGCTCACAAGCGGATGGTCTGGCGGGAAGTATGATATGTTCATGAATATGTCAAATGGAATCGCGCCAGATGTTGATTCTGCTGTTATTACGTATATGTTTAGACCTGGCCTCGAAAGATCTGCTTCTAACGGAACTCTAGTTTCATTTGGTACTTCAGAAAAGTGCAATGAGCTAACGCCGGAATTCAGTAAGCATATTGTAAACGCTACCGTTGTGGTGAATGGCGTGCCGCTAAAGGCAAATAGAAATTGTGGAAGTAGAAATAAGTACACTAGCAGTGTCGAGTACAATCTTGTAACTGACGCTGGAGTGTCGAGATTTGAAGAGATAATGATGTTGGGGTCTGAGCTTGTAATTGTATTTGATGGTGATATTAAGCTATCTTTTCAAAATTACGACGGAAAAGCTGTAGCTAGCTCCATGCGCATTCTAGAAAGCGCTAAATAGGGTTAAAGATGTGTTATGCCCCGCAGGTCGGGGCTTTTTTTCGCCTGGAGAAGACAAATGTCAGAAGAAGTTATCGATGCGCTGCTGGTAAAACTTGGCGTAACGGTAGACCAGGCAAGCTTCGACGAGAGTACCAAGGCCGTGACCGGTCTGGATAATGCCATCAACCGTGCCGCCCGCGAGCGTGGCAAGACTGGCATCGACCAAGTCGGCAAAAACATGGCGGCTACCGGCGCGAGCGCTAAGGGGCTGGAGCGGGTGGTCGACAGCTTCGACAAAACGGTCTCCCGCATTCCTCGCTCTGTGGGTGTCATGCAGAGCAGATTAGGATCTGCTACGCAGCAGATGGCCAGTTTCCGCAAAGAGACCCAGGCTGCCGTATCGCTTCTTTCGCGAGGAGCTGGGGCGGCAGGGCTTGGGCCTTTGGCAGGGGGCGCATTTGCGATGCTCGCCGGCGGCGGCCCACTGGCGCTACTGGCAGCTGGCGCTGGAGCTCTCGGGGCAACTGCGTTCAACTACTCGAATGGCGCCCTGAACACCAATATCAACGCTAGCACCTATGGTGTATCTATGGGCGACTATCAAAATCTGAACAGATTCGGCAAGTCGGTTACAGGAAGAGACGGAGTTGGCGATGAGGTTCTATCTGCTGCTCAGCGTATCAAGATGTCATCGTCGGTGGGCCAAATACCTATTGATATTGCCAGGTACGGGGCTTCTCCAGCGGATTTCGCTGATGCCAATAAGCGCTCTACGCTTGATGTGGTAGATATAATTCAGAAGCAGCTTAAGAATGCCAGGACAGATATCGATAGGCAGAATATAGGGTCTGCTCTTGGTTTGAGTCAGACTGGTATAATGACCCTGGGCGAAGACTATCGTACAGGGATGAATAAATATGATCCTAAAGCTTCATTCACCAAAGAAGACTTGGATAATGCAAAAAAATTCCAAGACTCGCTGGTTGATTTGACTACTAGTTTCGAAAAGCTTAGCAACAACATAGGTAAGGATGTTTTACCAAAGCTTGATGATTTTGTGAAAGGCATAAATAGGTTTTTATCTAATGGCGGAGGACTTGAGAAGTATTCAGACGCCATGTCAAAAATGTTGAGCGGCGATTGGAAAGGAGCCGCAAAGGCATTCGGCGAGGCCGAGAAGTCCACGCAGGTTATAACGCAGGAGCAGGCAGACAAGGCTTCCAACTTTGTGATGGAGCATATGCCATTCGACAAGCTGGCCCACTACACCTATGACGGTGCGATGTCCGGATGGGAAAAGGATGGTCTTCGTGGTGCCGTAAAGGGGGCCAAGGTCGGCTTTGACGCTTCACCAGTCATCGCTACGCCGTGGATCGACGAGAAAGCGTCATCGGCATGGTCATGGGGCAAGGATAAGGCTGGTGAGGCGTCGAACGCCGCAGGAAACTGGCTGGCCCCGTATGACAAGCGCGTCATGGCCAAGCGCGACCAGTACACCCAATTCTTCACTGACAACGGCTACACCAAGGAGCAGGCTTCCGGCATCGTTGGCAACCTGATGGCGGAAAGCACCCTCAACGCAGGGGCCGTTGGCGACAACGGCCAGGCGTATGGACTGGCGCAGTGGCACCCCGACCGGCAGCAGGGCTTCAAGGATTTCTTCGGCTCCGACATCAAGGGCTCCTCCGACAAGGATCAGCTGCAGTTCATCCTGTACGAACTCCAGAACAAGGAGAAGTCTGCCGGCCGCGCATTGTCCCGCACCACAACGGCCGCAGAGGCTGCTTCGGTATTCAGGAATCAGTACGAGCGCCCGGCCGACAACAAGGAAGACGAGGCGCGCCGTATTCAATACGCCTACCAGGCTCATGCGGCAGCGTCGGACGGGGAGCCTCGGCGAACCCTGGAGACATCGACTCCTATGGAAAGCCGCGAAGACGAGGCGCGCCGCATCCTGGCTGCCAATCAGGCAGCAGCGCCAGAGACTTACAGCATGGTCGCCAACCCGCCAGCACCGCCAACCGTTGACGCCAGCGGCGCGCCAGATGCTTCGCAGGCAGGAAACGTGATCCACATCGACGCCAGGGGATCGACAGACCCCCACCGCGCTACTAGCGAAGCGGTACGTGCCGTCAATGAGCAGCTTCAGGGCCAGATGACGGTCACGATGTCCCACATGAGCACGGATCTTGACCAATGAGCATTGCGGCCCTCTTCCTCAACAACGTCCCGACGCTGGGGGGCGAAGGCGTCTCGTCGCTGATCTTCGACGCGGTGCTGTCGGAAATGCAGTACGCCTCGTCTCGGCTGTCCCAGTATCCACTGGAGAGCGGGGCAATCGCGTCCGACCATGCCATCCAACTGCCAACCATGCTGACGGTGACGGTAGGGGTCAGTGACAACCCGTTCAAGGTTGCCACTGCCTCAGCCTCAAACGCCGCCAGCGCGGCCGGCTCAACGCTGATCGGTGCGGCCGCCGGCGCTATCGCCTCCAAACTCAGCTCCACGGCGCTCGCGCTGCTGGGGCTGGGCATGGGGGCAACGCTCTCCAGCTCGTCCAGCACTCGCTCGACGACGACCAAGAACGCGCTGCACTACCTCAAGGCCACCGGGGTCCTGCTGAATTTCGTGGGCACCAAGGAGACCTACAAGAACGTGGTGATCGTGGGTGTCCGCAATGTGGTGGACAAGCGTTCCGAGCTGGGCGGGATATTCCAGATCGACTTCATGCAGCCCACGATCATCTCCAATACCGGCACCGGCACGGTAAGTGCCACGCTGGGTAGCGGCACGGAAGCCACTCAGGGCCAGGCCTCGGTCAACGCTGGAACGGTGGTGCCCTCATGACAACGAAAGTGCTCTCCCTGCCGAGCAGCCTGGCGTACTTCACGTTTCAGGCATCGCTCGGGAGTACCACCTACAAGTTCAGCTTCCGCTGGCTAACCCGATTCTCCTACTTCGTGGTGAGCATGTACGACTCCGCTGGCACCGCGGTATTCGAGGGGCGCGGCCTGCACCCGAGCATGGACCTGCTGGCCGGCCTGCAACTCGGTATCGGCCAACTGTACCTGGTGGGCACGCCCGCTACCGTGGACAACCTCGGGACGGACAACACCCTCACCTGGGAATACTGACATGACAGTGCTTTACGGCCGCTATTACGAGCTCACGCTGTATTCGTCCAGCAGTGCCGAGTACCTGACGATCAAGGCGCCGGTGCAGGTGCAGTTCCGGGTGTCGTACTACCCGGGGCGCGGATCGATCAAGGGCACGGCAGAAATCACCATCTACGGCCTGAATCTGGTCTCCATGGACCAGATCATCAGCAAGTACGACCGAGTCAAGCTGGTGGCCGGCTACGTCGGGGGCTACGACGCGATCTTCGACGGTACCGTGTTCACTCCCAGCAAAGGCAAGAACGGGCCCGAGCAGTACCTGCTCCTGTTCTGCTCGACCATGGCTAAGGACGAAGTTGATGTCCGGGTCAACAAGACATGGGGCGGCGGGACGCGGGTCTGCGACATCGTGAAGGAGATAGCGTCCGACATCGGTGTGCCTGTGACATTCCTGCCAGCGATTGACTCGAAGGACAACGACTACTGGCCGTCGCTGGGAAGGGTGCGAACGCTGTCCGTATCGGATACGGCCTACAGCGCGCTCGACGAGCTTGGGAGGTCGTTCGGATTCATCGTCTACCGCTTGGTCGACAAGATTCTGATAATCCCCGGCGAGTCGACAGGCAGCGGCGTCAGCCACGAAATATCAGCCGACACCGGCATGGAAGGCTCCCCGGTCTACACCGCCGGCCCCACGGTCAACGTGGTGACCCGGATGAACACCAAGATCCTTCCCGGTGACGAGATCGTCGTGAAGAGCCGGTACAGCGTGGTCTCGGCGCAGAGCGCGAACTTCGTGGATCAAACCCAGTTCACGCAAACAAAGTCCGGAAAGTACTACGCCAGTTCGATCATCCACATTGGCGACTTCATGTCGGACCTGTGGTCGACCTCTATCCAGGGCTATTCCCGTGGCGTGGACTACAACCCGATCACCAAGGGAGACATCTATGGTTGATCGTCACCTGACCCAGAGTGAAATGCTGGACATGGCGTTCAAGACGAACATCGCCAAGATCTACACCAGCATGCCGGCCACCCTGATTACCTACGACCCCGACACCCAGCGCGCGCAGATTCAATTGGGCATCAAGCGCCGGCAGAAGGGGGTGTGGGGGGATCTATCGGTCCTTACGGATGTGCCGGTGGATTTCCCCGGTTCGAAAAACTGGGCGTTCTTCCATGAGCTGAGCAACGGCGACGAGGGCTGGGCGCACTTTTCCCAGCGCTGCATCGACGAATGGCTCAGCGGCGGCGGGTCGGTCCAGCCCGGCAGCCTGCGGATGTTCGACAAGACGGATGCCTGCTTCAAGCCGGGCGTGAGGTCTTCGAAGACCGCATTCGCGCCCATGCCCAATACCGGCGCCGGACTGACCAACAAGGCCGGGACGGTATCTATCAAGGCAACTGATAGCGCGATTGACCTGGTGATCGGGTCGACATCAATCGTATCGACCGGCAGCTCAATCACCATGACGGTAGGTGGCCAGACGCTTGTGCTGTCATCGGCCGGCCTGCTGCACAACGGCGTGAACATCGGCCAGACCCACACCCACAGCGGCGTGCAGTCGGGCAACGGTACTTCCGGGCCTCCAGTGCCCTGACCAGCGAGACGCCCATGATCAGAAATTTCGACGGCACCGACCTCGTCACGAGCGGTGCCAGCACCTTCCTGTCCGACAAAGAAGAGCTTGCGGCCGGCGTCGTCTACATCCTGCGCCAGCTGCTCACCGAGGACTTTCTGAACCAGACCAAGGGAACGCCATGGTTTGATGGGATTCTCGGCAAGTCGGACGCAGCAATGATCGAGATCCTGCTCAAGCAATCGGTCCTCCAGTCGGCAAACGTCACGCAGATCACCGAATTCAGCATCACCCAGGACCGCTCGACCCGAACCTACGACGTCTCCATGACCGTCACCAACCAGACAGGCACCGTCGCCACCGTCACCTATACATCCTAGGAGTAACCTATGGCGGCAGTAACCAGTAGCGGCGTTACTCTCACCACTACGCAGGAATACCTGGCAGCGCTCCAGGCGAAATATCTCGACATCGACTCAGGGTGGGACCTCGATTCATCCACCCCTGACGGGATGGCGCTGCAGATCTGGTCGGAGACGCTGGGCAATCTCGACGAACTGGTCACCTCGGTCTACAACACCCTCGACCCGAATAGCGCGATTGGCCTGCAGCTTGACCGGATCGGAGCAATCAGCAACATCCCACGGGCCGTGGCCACCTATTCGACCTGCACCGCGGTATTCAAGGGCAACGTAGGGGCTGCGGTTCCCGCCGGCACCACTGCGCGCAACAGCCTGACCGACACGCTGTGGGCCACCAATGGCGCGACTACGATCGGAAGCGGCGGCACGGCATCTATCGGCGTGACCTGCACGACCCCAGGCGCCCAAACGGCCAACGTCGGCGAGCTGTCGGCGATCTACGGGAGCGTGCCGCCTGGTGTCACCGGTGTGACCAACACCGTGGCCGCTTCGGTCGGAGACGATCAAGAGGGCGACCCGGACTACCGATTCCGCCGTAATGTGGCCGTGGCCACCCGGTCCAGCAACGTCATCGACGCGCTGTACTCGGCGGTGTACCTGGTAACCGGGGTTAAGCAGGTCCGGGTATATGAGAACACCCGGACCATCACGGACGCCAACGGCCTGCTGCCCAAGTCGATCATGCTGATTGTCGATGGCGGGGCAGACACCGACATTCTCGCGGCCTTCGCCTCGGTCAAGTCTCCAGGCTGCCACGACAACACGGATCGAACCGACCTGAACGCCTACAAGGTCACCGGCCTGACCGCTACCCCGCTGGGCAATCCGGTCACGCTGACGTTCTTCCGGCCACAGCTGGTCACGATCTACGAAGACCTCTCGATCACCAGCACCACCCTGTCGGATAGCGACAAGACGACCATTGCGGACGCCACGGTCTCCTACTCCCTGGAGGGGTTCACGCAGACCAGCGGGTTCATCAAGCGCGGCTTCCAGATCGGCGAGAGCGTCACGGCCGGCCGCCTGTACACCCCCGCGAACTACGTGGTGGCCGGCGCCGGGTTCATCAACTCGCTCTACATCGGCAGCAGCTCCAGCGCGGTCAACCTGCTGACCATTCCGATTGCCTACAACCAATTGGCCGTGTTCGACGCTGACAACATCGACATCACCTACGAGTAAACCCCATGCCGGACGCCAATTTCGATTACGTGTCGAAGGCTGAGTCGCGCATATACGGGTGGTACCAGAAAGGCCCGAAGCTGGTCAGCTGGATCGACACCATCCCGTCGCTCGTTGCGACAAGCCTGGAAAACCCGCTGCAGATCCTGAACTACATCCTCGACTACCAGAACGTGTCCGGCGTGATGCTCGACATCGTCGGGCGGATCGTGGGCATCAGTCAGCGGCCGCGCATATCCATGGCCGCGCTGGAGTACTTCGGTTACCTGGGCGACCTGACCGCCAAGGGCTACAACCAGGCGCCGTACTACGACGCCACAGCGGCCACGCAGACCATCCCCATCCCGGATTACGCCTTCAGGTCGGTGATCAAGGGGAAGATCTACAAGAACTCCATCCTCTGCACGATCGATACCGTGAAGGCCGCCATCGACGACATCTTCGGCATTTCCTGCACGGTCGTCGATAACAAGGACATGACGATGACGATCAACCTGAACACGCTCTCCTACAGCAGCGTGCTCTATTACCTCGCCGTCAATTACGACCTCATCCCCAAGCCGATGGGCGTTGAAATCACTTCTATCAATGGGGGCAGTTAATGACTCGTCCAGCAAGTTACAACCGTGTTTGGGCGGAAGACGCCACCTCTGACCAGATGGGCGGGGAGACTACGACTGCCGACCAAGGCGTTATCGAGCAGGGCTGGGTGGGCAGCGCCAGCGCCGAGCCACCTACCGCGCGGATGCAGAACTACTGGCAGATCCGCGTGGACATGGGGCTGCAGGAGATCGAGCAGCAGGGCTTCCTGTCGTGGCGCTCGGACGTTCCGTACAAGAAAGCATCCTTGGTTTATTACGCCGGCTACCTGTTTCAGGCGAATTCCGCCAACACCAACATCACCCCGCAGGGTGCCTCGGATAACAACATCTGGAGCTTCATCCAGCCGGGCAACTGGCCTACGACTCCAGATAGCTTCACCGGTACCCTGCCAATCGCCAAGGGCGGCACCGGGGCAACCAATCAATCCGATGCGCTCTCGAACCTCGGCGGCGCGCCGATTGCTTCCCCAGTCCTGACCGGTGATCCGAAGGCTCCAACCCCCGCAACCGGCGATAGCGATACCTCTATTGCCACGACTGCATTCGTTCAGGCGGCTATGGCGGTCTATGGGGTGGGCCCGACATCCAAGCAAGTCACCGACGCCAACGCTGTGCCCGGCTCAGGTATCTATTTTGCAAGTGGATCGGCAAGCAATTTGCCGGTCGCCGCGTTTGGTACGCTGATACACGATCAGGCCACTACAAACGTAGCATCTCAGTTGTTCATTGCAACAACGGCTAACCAACTCTGGACTCGAACTCAAACGGCTGCAACTACTTGGACCGCCTGGGCCCAGTATGCGGGAATCGCATCCCCAGCCTTTACTGGAAACCCCACCGCTCCAACGGCTACAGTCGGCGACAATGACACCTCAATTGCCACAACCGCGTTTGTGCAGGCGGCTATGGCGGTTTATGGGATAGGTTCTGGTTCGTCGACCCAGGTAACCGATGCAAACCTTGCGCTGGTAGGCGGGTTTTCAAGGATGGCATCTGCTGGCCTTAACAAGCCTGTAACTGGCGGCGGCACGCTGTTGGTTATGCCAAGCTTTTCAAACAATATTACTCAAATGTTTGTCGACGCAACTGCCAGCGCTAACGTGTTTACAAGAATTTCCACGGACACTGGAGTTACATGGGGGGCATGGTCCCAGCAAGTCGGTATGACCCTGGCAGGCATTAACTCAACCATTAAATCCCTCACCGGCCTGACCGACCCGCTCGCAGTACCTACGCCGGTTTTGGCCGGACAGGCCGCGCAGGCGGGTAGGGTTGGCAGCGCGGGCGGGCTTTCTTTCCGCAACATCATTCACAACGCAAACTTCAACGTTAACCAGCGTGGGTATGTGAGCGGCACAGCCACGACGATTGCAAACCAGCTCACACTTGATCGGTGGAAAGTTCAGACACTGGGTCAGTCTGTTGCTTTCTCGGCCTCAGCAAATGGTAGCTCTATTGTTGCGCCAAGCGGCGGTTTCGCCCAGGTGATAGAAGCCAAGGATATTCTGGGCGGGACGTATTGTGCATCCTGGACAGGATCCGGGACGATAACCGTAAATGGGTCAGGCGTTGCAAAAGGGGCAAGTTTCACCTTGCCAGCCAACACCAATGCAACTGTCGTATTGGTAGGTGCGGTATCTCAGTTCCAAGTCGAGATTGGAACTATTGCTACGTCATTTGAGGTTAGGCCGTACGCTGTTGAGCTGTCGATCTGCCAGCGATATGCATACGTTTTGGGTGGAGGATCTGCCCAGGTAGTCGCCTGGGGGTTCATGGCTACGGCAACCGCTGGCGGTAATTTTATGGTGTCAACTCCGGTTCCGTTGCGCGCCAGCCCAACCATGTCTGATATCGGTACCGGATCTGCTATCCAAATTCTAAGCACGACCACTTCGGCAGCGAGTGTTCCTACCTCCCTTCTAGCTCAAGGAAGCATAGTCTCGTTTAACGCCAGCTCTGCATCTTCCAATACTGTAGGTGCGATTGCTGGTTATTTTATTGGAGCAACGTCTCGCGTTCTTTTGTCTGCCGACCTTTAAGGGTGATGCTATGTATCAACTTACAATTCATGATGTGGTTATTCGTATATCGGATAGCGCTTCAATACCTGTGGATTTAGATAATATCGATTATCAGGCCTACCTTGACTGGGTAAAAAAAGGTAATAAGCCACTTCCATCTGCAGAGTAGTCAAGGCGCGATATAGATTTCTAATTTCTCGCGACACAAGTTGTTGTTATGGAGTGCCGTATGCTCACAATTATTAAAGTTATTGGCCAATGGCTGTTCCTGCTGCTCTCCGGCCTGGTGCTGGACTTGCTGGGCCTCTTCATCGTCGCCATCGCGATCCCATTCCGCGTCGATAGGGTGAGCGGTAGCGATGGCCGGGCCATCGTCAACCTGCCGCGCTGGGCGTGGCTG